AACCCAAAAACTGCGGGATATAATTTTCTTTCAATTGTATTTAACCCAAAAGGACAACCCCAACAAGCTAAAAATAATTCGTTATCAAAAAATGTTGGTTCAAAAGTATTGAAGACAGGTAATTTCAATTTTCAAAATCAAGAATATGAATACCATTTAATTGGTATTCCATTGGAATTCAAATAGTAATTAAAAGTATTTATTATTAAACCATGAAAAAAGTTGTAAGATTAACAGAAGCCGATTTGGTTCGTATTGTTAAACGAGTTATTAAAGAACAAGAAGGTGAGATTACACCTGAAGTTATTATTAGTATGCTTATGAGGGAGGCTGAATCAACTCCACAAGAAGATTATGATGACCCATACGATTGGATGCAAGATGTATTTTCACCGGTTGAAATGCAACTTGAGGAAATGGGTTTTGATATTGATGACCTTCGTATGGAATACGATGATGTTTTACTGGGTATGTGGAATCGGGACGATGATGACGATGAATTTTAAACAATTTAAAAGAGTTTCTTAATTATTATCTTTAATATATCCCCTCCCTTAAAGAGGGGTTTTTTATTTGTGGGGGTATTTATAAGATATGAACCTACAAGAACAAGTATCAAGAATCCATGATATGATGGAACAGATGAGTGGTAAATACAACAAACCAACATCTGAAATTGAAAAATTGGTTTATAATCTTTTGAATAGATATATTGGGGGTTCTGATGTATATCATATAAAACATTATTCAACCAGACATGATTTGGAATGGTGTAAGGATGGTAGAGAAATAATGACTTTTGTTTTATTTTTTACCAACCCCAGCGATGATGCAGAAATCGATGGTGCAAGGTACATTGAAGAACGACCATTTGAAAATGGTACGTTAACGATACCTGAAGATAAGTTTAATGATATTTTGGATATTGTACCCATCAGAGCCACTTATTTGTCTCATTTGATACTTCAGTGGTTTGAAGACACAAAATTAAGTGATGCGAAGAATATGATTGGTAGAGATGACATTGATGTTGATAAATTAGATGTACACCCTGACACTGCAGATGTATGTGCTCCACCACCAACAAAACCGGATAATGTTACCAAGGATGAAATGATTGATTATATTGTTGTCAATACATTATTTAAAAAAGAGGAATTGAAAAAGAAAAGTGACGAGTGGGTTGAAAAAATGTATTTGGGTAAATTACGTAATCAAAAAGAAAGAGAATTAAGGGGTGAGTAATATGAAAAAAGTAATTAGACTAACAGAATTAGAATTTATTTCGTTACTTAAGAAAGTTATAAATGAAAGTGACCCAAAAGTGGGAACAGGAAAAAAACCTGAAGGGTCTGATAGAAGATTGTATACGGATGAAAATCCAAGTGATACCGTATCTGTAAAATTCAGAACCAAAGAAGATATTATCGATACTTTGAATAAAGAAAGTTTCAAGTCAAAACCACATAATAGACAATCTCAGATTATTAATTTGATTCATCAAAGAGTTAGAGCCGCATATCAAAACGCAAAAGACCCTGAAACAAAAGAAAGATTAAAACGAGGTCTTGATTATATTGAAGGTAAAAAAGAACAATCAAAACAAAAAACAATAAGATTACAAAAAGAAGGTTTACACGACACATCATGGGAAAATGATAAAGGTGATAAAATAACCCTTATGGATTTATTAAACGCCACGGAAGATATACCTGTGGAAAAAATATCGGTAGAAGAACTTAAACCACACCTATTAACTTGGGATGGAGATGAAGATGAGATTAAAAAAATAGAAAGTGCTGATTTACAATATCCAATACTAATATTTGTCGATAATGATGGTGAATTTATATCAATTATAGATGGACATCACAGAGCACAAAAGGCGGTAAGAAAAGGTTTAGAAACAATCAAAGCAAAGATAATACCTATTAACTCACTTCCAAAAGACATTAGAAAAGTATTTAGTCATTTTGGTAAACAAGAACAGAGTGAATCTAAACAAACCAACAGAAAAGATTTGGACTTTTTTGATTTAGTTGATAAAGGAATTATTTTTATAACTGAACCATTTGGTAACGGAAAAAAACAAAAATCAAATTGGGAAGGAGATTCCAATATAATAACTCTTTGGAATCTCAAACATCCTGAAAAGGGTCAAGAGTGGGTGTTTGATGCGATAAAATATCTAAAACCTGAAGCAATTCAATGGTGGAATGATGAAGGACAATTTACATTAAAGGATGAAAAATACAATCAAATTTTGAGAAGTATTAAAATGTACGATAATTCAAGCAAACAAGAACAAAATGAATCTGAATTAACTGAAAGATGTTGGAAGGGATATACTCAAAAGGGTATGAAGACAATGTTTGGTAAAAGATATCCAAATTGTGTAAAGAAAACGAAGTAATGAAAATTATTATTACAGAAAACAGGTTAAATAACGTCATCTTGAAAGCAATTGACGTGGCTTATGACCCCCAAAAAATGTATGTGGAGCCCTTACTTGATGCAGATGATAATGATGAAAATGCTTTGGCTTACAGAGATGAGGAGGGAGAACTTGTTTTTATGGTATATTTTGAGGATTATTTTATTTATACAGACAAATATTCCAAAATGTGTCCCCTTTTAGTGATAAATGATAGAGAATTTGTATATGAAATGCATGATTTGTTTGGTAATAAATGGGAACCCGTATTTATAGAATGGTTTGAAAATAATTTCCACGTACCGATTAAGACATTAGACTAATGAACTACAGTATCCCTGAAAAAAAATTAAATAATCTTATCTACCGAACCATCGGTAAGATAATTGATAAGGATACCATTAAAAGTACCCCTGATTTGGAATTTAGAAACAGTGATGTTATCACTAAAATAACTTATCACGATGATAATTTTGACGAGTTTTTTGCAATATATTTTGAAAATTATTTTAGAGACTCAAATAGATTAAGAAATGCTGCGCCACTTTTACTTGCCGATGATGATAATGTTATACCCATTTTAACTGATTTGTTTGGTGATAGGTGGTACCCGATTTTTGTTCAGTGGGTGAACGATAATTTTAACCACAAAGTGAAAACATTTATGAACCCAAAGATAAATAAACCAATCTTTTTTGATGAATGATTTTATGAAGAAAAAAATTACTCTTACTGAATCTCAATTAGTTGAACTAATTAAAGATGTTATATTAGAACAAGAAAATGATGAAATTCCCTTGTATTTCAGACGAAGAATACCATTAATTGAAAAATTATTGGAAGAGGCTGTTGATGAAGTGGGAGATGAACAATCAATGTTTGATGATATGTTTGATTTTGCAACATATGTTATCGGCATTGTTGTGAATAATCTTACTAGTATTTTACCCGAAAACGATGCCTTAATTCAAGATGAAGATGAATTGGAAAATTTAATTAAAGATTATTATTCCGATGATATTTTTCAACATTACGTCCCTTCAGATGAAGATGAGGATGAAGATGAGGATGAAGATGAAGATGATGAGTTATTTTAATAATCAACCTACATGATAGGTGGGTAATTTTATGAACGACTTGCTTGAGATATACTATGAATATGTATCCCCATAGAGTCCGCTAATTCAATAATATCGTTTTTAATTTTAGGATAATCCCTGTTACAATCTTCAAAACCTTTTGAACTACTTACAGGTATCACATAAACAGTTACGACGTATGCATTTGGGGTAATTTCATTATAAAGAACAACAATGTCATTGATACAAGAATATTTTTTTAATAAAACACCATTGAGTAGTTTGCTTAGAGAGTTTTGTTCCATATTTATAAATATAACCCGCTTGATTTCCTAATATAGAGTAGCCCCCGATTTAATTGGGGGTTATTCATTTTTAAGGTATTTATTATTGTATGATATATTCTATAACCGATAAAAGACTCTTTAACGTTATTGATGTTATCATGCGTGAAGAATTCGGTAATTATACTATTATTGATAACGCTTTTTATGCCGAACACGGATTTTTTTCTGTTGAAGAATTTCCACCATTTACTGTATTAGGTACCAAAATATATCTTAATTCAACTCAATTAATAGGTTTTATTGATGATATTATTGATTTGACATCCGTAGAGGTTTTAAAGTTTTATTTTTCAAAAGTATTCAATAGACTTATTGATAAAATTTACAACTCTTACGGACACGAAATTTAGGGAATGAAATATCAAATATCAGATAAAAAATTACAAAAGTTCGTTAACCGAGTCTTTGAAATGATTTTGGGTGATTTGGTTGTTGTTTCAACATCTGAAAGTCCTGATGAATATATGGTGTCAACTAGCGAGGAGTATGAAAAATCGTTGGGACATTTGGGTAAGTATTGGTGGGCGGATTTTAGTTTTAATCCAACAACTAAAGAGGTGAAAATATCACGTCGTATATTTGATGATATTAAGGATGTATATTCTGTCCCAACATATATTTTGAGACCGTCACTTATTTATTATTTTAAACAAAAATTACCTGAATATGTTGAGGAACTATCTTATTTTGATGGTGTTTACACATTAAATTTGGTTGATGAAATGGTATTAATTTATAAAGTAACATGAATTACGCAATACAAGACGATAGATTATACAAGTTAATTGACAAATACATCAAACAAATGTTTGGAGAAATTGTTATGGAGTCATTATCAGATAAAAGATATACCAATTTTTGGGGTACAAACGAAGATTATGCCCCTGAACCTCACGGTAAAAGAATTGTTCCACCCTACGAATTGAACCAATCCGGTGTTTTGTGGAATAATTTGGGTACAAAATCACCTCATTTGACCTTGGGTGACATATTTGGACTTGATGCCGATGAGTTATTTATGTTTTATTTGGAAAAAAGTTTCCCCGTCAGAATCAAAGGTATGAGCCACGAGGAAGATTTTGATGAGGACTAATTTTTTTAATTGAATATTTTGATTATCTTTGTGTGGACAATAAACCATTACGAAGATGATTAACAACCTTGAACTTATCAAACCCCTGTTGAACTTTGAAAAAGAAGGTGATTTTTACATGCTTTACGTCTTTAAGAGGAAAAAAGACCAAACTACAGACAAAGCAAATCACCAATCGGTTCGTACAATCAAAACTTACTGTGTTGAGAGTATTGAGTATCTTGAAAAGAGATATGAAGAAATCATGCAACTCTGTGAGATGTTTAAAGCTCGTGCTTACATTCACGTTCAAAAACAAAATCATCATGATGTGTCTTTGGATATGATGGTTGCTCTTGCCGAAAAGATTCGTAATGGTCAACATAAACAACAACACCTATTTGATTCAGTTGTTGGTCAACTTAAAACTTTGGAGAAACGTTGGATTGTTGACATTGATACTAAAGATGATGATGAGTTGTTAAAAATCATGAATGTGATAAACAATGAATGTCGTCCATTTTTAACAAGGTCTGAGATTCATACCCATTTATCTGATGGTACTGTGAATGTTACTCACGACTACGTACCCAAAGTAATTAAAGTTATCCCAACTAAAAGTGGATACCATTTAATCACTGAGAGATTTGACGTGATGGAGTTTAAAAAACAATATCCTGAAGTTGACATTCAAAAGAAAAATCCAACATTACTTTATCTCCCTGATAGTTTGAGTGAAGTTGTTGAGATGGAACATTTGAAGGATGCGAATTTGATTGGTGGATTAACAATGCCTTCTGAACCAAATGAATGGTGGAGTAAAATTGATAAATAAAACTAACCCTCACCAATCGTGAGGGTTTTTTTACATATAAAAGACACGTTTTTTCAGATTTTTATGTCTATATTTGTTAATTATGAAACTGAATCCATACGCATTTATTTTAATCGGGGTTTTCATTGCTATTATAGCAATAACAGATAGACAAATAAAACAAAAAAACATATATGAAAAAACTACTAATGACTCTTGTGTTTGTCCTGACGACAGCACTGTCTTTATCCGCAAAATGTGATTGGAACACATTAAAACTCCAACAATGGAATGAACGTAACTACTATAAATGGTATGTAAGTGGCAAAGTATTAGATGACACTTGTGTTGATTGGATGTTTATGGTTTATGATTTTCAAACTAAGAAAACCGATACTGTATTTGACAACAGAGGTATCTGTGAGGTTCAATTTAACAAAAAGGGTAAATACAAAATGTATTTGAAGGTATGGAACCGATGTGAAAAATGTGATACCACCTTATACCGTGAAGTAAACATAGTTCAATTTCCAGGGGCTAAAGTAACCAGTACTCCGTCAACTTCAAATTGTAAAAAATATAAGTTTGAGTTGAGTTATATTAAAGGTTTTTCAGTAAAAGACACTTGTATGGATTATTACTTGATGTTCTATTCAGGACCTTGGATGGCTAAAATGACTCAAGGTGAGTGGGATTCATTGACTGATTATCAAATTGGAATGGAGTACAATTTTCCAGATGCTGATTTTTTAGATTATACCGAAACACGAGTTGTAGATTATACTTTTAAGAATTCAGGTCGTGTGTTGATGATTGCTCAGTGGTGGAACAAATGTATTGCTCAAGATACATTCATGTTTAGGAAGTTAGACGTTTGTAAAACAACTACAAAACCTAAATGTGATTGGTCTAAACTTGGTTTTGGGTATGGTAAACCAATGCCATGTAATGTGTATAAATTTGAATTAGGTTCTATTGATAGTTGTATTAGTTATACCTCTTACATTTATAGTTTCAAGACTGGAAAATGGACTGATACATTTACAACAAGAACTTTCACTAAAGTATTTACCGATACAGGCAAGTATAAAGTATATGTTATAGCTAGAAATAAATGTGGTGGATGTGATACTGCGTATTCTAATTTTGTAACTGTAACTTGTCAACCAACATCAGGTGTTAATGAAGTTATTAAAGGTGACCCTAAATTGATTGGAATGTATGATATGATGGGTAGACCTGTATATCATGTTAGGGAAAACGAAGTCTTGATTTACCAATACAATGACGGAACAACACGAAAAGTATTAAAAACAAGTAAATAAAAAATAAGACCCGAGATGAAAGTCTCGGGTTTTTTGTATATCTTTGTTACTTAACCTAAAACTAATGAACGATGTTTGAAGAAGATTATGATGATGAAGTCACCCCTTCCATTTCTAAAACGAAACCAATCACATTCAGTGACTCTTTAGAGGACGAATGACAAAATGTTGTAGTGTTGAGTATTTATTAAGTAAATTCTGATAATATGGTAAAGTTAAAACTAAAACCAACAATCAGAACTTCAATCAATAAGAAAAACAAAAATGAAACTATTAATTTCTGAAAGACAATTATTGGAAGTTGCCAATAAAATGTTCCAAGGGGAATTTGATGATTTTGTTTATAGTCAAGAATTTCTTATAGGACAATTAAAGTCCATGATTAAAGAAAGAAAATCTGAATTGGACAAATTAATCCAAAGATTAAAAAAAGAAGAGAAACTAATACCTAAGGTTAGATTCAATGTTGATGATAATAACGGTTTTGCTCAGATAATGTTTTTCAACCCTGAAACCGAAAGAATGGAAAACAAAAACTTTGACCTCGGTAATATTCATTGGTTTGATGACGAGGAGGGATTACAGACTTGGGGTAAGATGAAAATATTTGACTTTTTAAGAAATAAATTCCCGACCTATTATAATTAACTTGGTATTTATAAACAAATAATAGATTTGTTTTTATGAAAAAAAGAGTAATTAGATTAACTGAAACTGATATTAAGAATATTGTCAGAAGAGTTATTTCAGAACAAAATGCCCCCGTAAAAAATGCTGTAAAAGGATATGATGATTTAAAGAGTGCTGTTGGTGGTCCTGACCCTGAAATTGTGGAGACTCTTAAAGATATGGGATTTGAAAAACAATTCTGTAAAAATGCTAAAGTTAATCCTATGGGGATTGAATTAAGTTATGAGTATTGTAACAAAGCAAGACCTCAGATTTTGGTGTCTTACCCAAAACCATATGATTCCGCGGAAGTGGTTGACCTAATCAATCAAAAAATTATTGAAATAATTGATAATGTTAGTCCTGAAAAATTGGAATCCGCAATGAGAGGATATTTCGCAAATCAATAAACTTTAAACCCCTCAATAAAGAGGGGTTTTTTATTGTGCAAAATTTAGTATATTATTAATATGGAAGAAGAGATTAGAGGAACAATTTTTATTAAAGATGACAAGTTGGTTTTAAAATACAACAGTGGAGAAACCGAAACATTTGCTTTGTCACATTACCCAAGCTTTCAAGTAGGGTTTAACTTTATTAGACACAAAGGATTACTATACCATAGAAAATAATGGTGGTTAGTGGGTATTTATTATCATACCTATGGAAATTTTAATTTCAGAATCCCAATTAAAAGTTTTAATTACCGAAGCTTCAGATTTTGCTGCGGACGCATGTAAAACGTTTACGGACTCGTCATCCAACCAATTCTGTAAGTCGGTATATGATATTCTGAAAAGTAAACCCCGTAAGAACAATGACACAGAATGGAATAATTTATTCAGGAGAATTCAGAGAGCATTAAATCTTGTTGCAGAAGAAACTGAGGGAGAGTATAAAGTAATTTATAAAAATATTAAAAATTTCCAAGAAATTTATACTCGTAAAGTTTATGACTTGGAAAAACTTATCAATAAAGTATCACCTTCTTGTGTGACTCTTAAAGAAAGGGCGACTAATTCGTTGAGGGATTTACAATCTAAAGGAAAATACATGTTACTTTACAAGAAAGTAACGGAAGATGGTGAGGTGTTGAATTATTCGTTACTAAATAGACTCAACACAAATATTTCAGGTTTATCAATCTTGATGACCGAATATGCCATTCACTATGAACCCACAAAATCACCTGAAGAAATTGTTGATTTATTTTTCAGAAACGTTTTAGGTTTGGATAAATTAGTTGGTTATCTAAGAGATGTATTGGTTAAGCCAAATCACATTAGAAAAAAGATTGTTGATACGATTGAGAAAATCAAAATTGTTGGTGATAAAAATGAAGAACAGTATTTAAATTATTTGTCAGAAAAAGGTGAAAAATTTATTCCTTTTGGTGATGATTTTGGAATTGTAGATATGTTGGGTATTGACGTTTTAATTTTAAGAGATGGTCAATATTTTCCATTACAAGTGAAAAGTTCTAAAAGTGGTGCCACAGGGAGTCTTAATATATGGCAATATAACCAAGGTGGATGTAAATGTTTTGTATCATACAAAAAAGATGGTGAGTGGTATGAGATAGATAAACCCATGGGTGTTAGTAAAAAAGTTGAGCCAGAACCATCAATTAAAAAATCAAATAAAAAAGGTACATTCACTGTAAATTGTAAAACTTTAACTCCTTGGAGTCCTGATAATATCAACTATTACAAATTTTGTAATGGTTCTAGTGTTTCCGCAGAACAAATACCAAAAAGTGCCAAATATGTTGAGATTGTTCAGGGAGGAAAAGTTAGAGATTTAATTGATGTTGAATCTACCATTATAAAAACTAAAAAGAATGACACCAAAACCGGAAGGTATGGTGACATAATCTATACAATTTTTTACAAAATAAAGACATGAAAACTGCTAAGCCAGAAACTTCCGACATAAACAGATTGGTTTCAAAAATATTAGATAAACCACCTGTTGAAAAATTTGAAAAGTTTGACTACACCGAAAAGATTTTTGGGGTTGATTACGATTCTTTTGTTGATTCAAATTTTGAATCGGTTGACCCAATGACAATTGAAAAATATGAGTTTGATAAAATCTATAAAAACTATGAAGACTTTAAAAAAGATTTTCCAAGAGAGTCTAAATTTTTTTATGATTGGCATCCAAAAGGAGGTTCATTTTTATTTAATAGAGATGTTATGGGCAGTGATTTTGATGGATTAATGGTTAAGTTTAGAAAAAAATAGTTATGGGAAAAAAAATTATTAAATTGACAGAATCTGAATTAGTTGATTTGGTGAAAAAAGTTATCACCGAAGAATATTATGATAGAGACAAACTTTGGAATAGAGATTATGTTGCAAATCGTTTGATGACCGGCCCAAGACAAATGAGAAGATGGGCAAAAGATTTACCTGAATATGCGTGTGTAGATAAAAATGGTAACGACGCTATTTGTACTAAAATTCCTGAAGTGGTATTTGTCTTTCTTACTGGAAGATATTAATTATTCAAAAGAGTTGTAAACAACCTCTCTTTTATAGGGGTTTTTCTTTTCAAATTGTTTTACCAATCTTCCTGAATAGGCATTAGCCTCGTCTTCATTCTTACCACCTATGTCAGGACCCTTGTCTCTGTTTAAAACATCTATTTGATACTCGTGTACCCATTCGTGTGATAAGGTTCTTAAAACGTCTCTAATGATTCGGTTTTGAACTAAAATTCTTAACTCACTATTATCAGTTCTTGACCCTGTTGTCATCCCGTTTAACTTTTTACCTAAAAAAATAATTGAGATATTATTTTTCAGTGGAAACTTACTTTGGAGGTGTTTTATAAAATCAATTATGGTGTTATGACTACTTTCTAACTTATTGCAGTCCTTATATTTTACTTTTACCTCCATAATAATAAATACTTTCATCTAATTTAATATTTATTAAAAAAATATACTTATGAAATTCTCAGATTATTACGATGAGTTAATTACCGAAAGAAGATATACAGACGATAAGTTTGAGGTAATAACTAAAAAAATGCCTAATTGGTTATTGGATGAATTTGGTGGTGACCCTAATATGGTTGTTAGAATGCCAATGTATTCTGATTTCAGAAAATACCTACTTGATAGAGGTGAAGATGTTACTAACAATGAAGATGTTATTTTAGGATTCTCTTACTTGGAAGATTGGTTAAACGAAATTGATGGTAGATTATCTCAAAAATTCTTGACCCTAATTAGTCAAAGATATCCCGTAATTTCGGAAAAAATTAAAAATTGGAATAAACCCGATGATTGGGTTAAAGGACCAAGAGGTAGAAAGCCAGGTTCTAAGAACAAACCAAAAACAGGTTTTGCGGATTTGTCTATGACACAAACTATGGATGTTGAACCATCAATGGCTCCAACCATGGAACCATCAGTACCAAGTGAACCAAAACGTAGAGGTAGGAAACCTGCTGAAGGTTCTTTGAGGAAACTTGAGGACCAATACGAAAAAATGCAAGATGACCTTGAAAAGCATGTAATGAAGATGAGAGAATTGATGAGACAAATTAATCAACGTAGAAGTTACTTTGGTAAAAACGAATAATATATTTGTCACTAAAAATGGATAAACAAAGATTAAAATCAAATCCTATTTTCAGGTTGGGAATGTCTAATTTGAAAAAAAAATATCCATTTGTTATTGGTTATAATTTTCCTAGTGATTATGAAGAACAATTGTCGGAATATCCCCAATTAATTTTAATAAACCTTGTATATTCTATCCCAAAAATAGTTGAGTCAGAAAATCTAACATTAGAACCTTATATGGAAGGTTGGTTTAAATACAATGACACAATTACATCGTCATTATTGTGGGTACCTTTCGTTGAAAAGGGTAGAGATGATTTAAGATACATTCAAGAGGATATTGAAAATATTTTAAATAGTGGTAAATCTTTAGATGTTTTTAGAAGTGAGGACAAAATTACTAGACAAATAATGGTTGAAGATTATATTGGAAAAAATGAATAAGATAAATTTAATAAAATTTATTTATAGGTTATCAAAGAATCACCCAGGTTCTTTAACAAACTTGCGACAGTTCAAATCGTTTTTGGAAGATGATGTTGTAGATTTGTTGGGTAATTATGAGATAATTCAGAACACAGAAGAAATCGCATATTATTATCAATTAATTAAAAATAATATTGATAGTTTAGAAAAAGGTAATTTAACTTCCCAAAATTTAATTCCTGTTGATTCAAAAACATATACTGTTGTTTATAGGGTAGGTTTTTCTGAAACAGGTGTCTACAAATATAAAACTACCGTTGAAGCACCTAATGGTGACTTAGCATCACAAATTTTTACAACTGATGAAGGAGATGGTGATTTTGATTGGTGGGAAGGTGAGGAATTGGATAGAGAAGTATTTGATTCGGAAAGTTTTGATGTTAATGTTAGTTCAGTTTACACTGAGGGAACAAAGTTATCAAAACTCAAAAAAAGATTGACAGAATCTTCGGACGCTAAAGCCTTTTTATCTCAGGAAGTTTATATCTTTAGAACAATTCAAAAACAACTTAAAGAATTAAAAACTAAAGATAAAATTATTGGTAGAATAAAAGAAATACTTGATTACATGGGTTTTGACCCATTAGAGGCAATGTATTACTATTATTTATTTACGTCAAATTTCAGAGAGGATGGTAGATACGATTTAACAAAAGAATCGGAAAAGAAGGGACCTCAAGACTTAAAACCACAAAAAACAACAAACACTAACGTTGGAGCTTTCGCACAATCAAAAATTCCATTTAAAGGTAGTAATTTAGAGGGGTTTTGGGAAAAAGATTTGAATGGTGTTGACCAATATGTTATTACGTCTTATGGGTGGTACCCAATTTACATTTTCAAAAAAGGTCAATGGTATAAAATTAATGACACATATTCCTCATCAACAGGAAGACATGTTAGTAACACTCAGATAGGTTATGATAAACCCCTCTTCAATAAGTCTGAAATGAATGCATTGAGGTCGGGAGCTAATCCTGAAAAATTACTTTCAAACAAATATGAAAAATTAGTTCAAAAGTTAAAAAATGAACTGGTTGGTAGAAAATTTACTAGAAGTATAGATTTTTATTCTTTAGGGTGGAATAGACCTGAAATGAGAAATATGGATAATAGGGGCGGTAAAATAGATTTTATTGTTAAAGACGTTAATTTAGTTGATGGTAAACCTGAGTTAACCATTGATATTCTTCGTGGTGGATTTACAACACCAACACGAGCATATCTTTCAACAACCTATGCTCACCCAAGTTTATTTTCTGAAGGAGCTGAGATGACAGTTGATAGAGAGATGAAAGCCTTATTATATCCTGAACTATTAAAACGTGATGATTTAATGTTTAAAATTAATCACCCGAATGCGAAATCTCAAGAAACTGAGATTGTTAGTTCGGAACAATAAATTCGTTCTCGGTTCTAAAATACAATCTTTTGGTTGCATAAATTTTTAAATTAGTCGCCAATTTCTTTTCAACTAATTTACCCATCTCAATTAATTCTTTAGTGTTTCTAATATCAATCTGAACATGGTAACCACCATGTTTGAGTTTTTTTTGTAATGTGTGGAAAATCCATTTATCCTCATCATAAAGTTTTAACGCTTTAATCATCTCCTCACGAGTTTCTTTACAAACAATTTCTCGTTTGTCACACTCCTTCTTGAGTTGGTCTACTTTTAATTTATTATAATCCATACAGGTTACAAATATAGGAATATTTCGGAGTATTTATAGAAAAAAAACACTAATTATGAGTTTAAAAAATCTTCAAACAAAAATTGGGGTTGGTTCCGACGGAGCGTTCGGGCCTGGTACCCTTAAAGCCGCAATGGCTTATTACAAAATGACACCCGAGAGAGCCGCACACTTTTTCGCTCAGACAGCTCATGAAACAGGAGGATTCAAAGCATTTTCTGAAAACTTGAATTACTCGGCACAAGGTCTTCAAGGTACTTTTGGAAAATATTTTCCTGGTACATTAGAAGAGTCTTACGCTAGAAACCCTGAAAAAATCGCTAACAGGGTTTACGCTGATAGAATGGGTAATGGTGCTGAGGCATCTGGTGACGGTTGGAAGTATAGAGGAAGAGGAGCTCTTCAATTGACAGGTAAGTCAAATTACAAGGCTTTTTCTGACTATCTTAAGAATCCTTTGATTATGGAACAACCTGATTTAGTTGCTAGTGAGTTTGCGTTTGAATCTGCAATGTTCTTCTTTGAAAAGAATGGTCTTTGGTCAATTTGTGATAAAGGTGTGAGTAAAGACACTATATTGGCTCTTACAAAAAGAGTTAATGGTGGTACTCACGGTTTGGCAGATAGAGAAGAAAAAACATTCAAATACTACGGATACTTGAAATAATTTATTTTTAGTTTATAATTTCATTATTACCTAACAATAATGAACTTTAAAAGACTTTATTATAAATTAACCTGTAAAGTTCCTACTCAGGAACTGAATTGGAATGTTGAAGATTTTAGAACAGGGATGAGATGGGCTAAGTCCTTACCTCATCCCTTTCTTCGTTCTAAGAGCTTATGGGAAACATTCAACAGATGGGATTCTGTTGATATTTTACACTTTTTAAACAAAAAAATTAGGGAAAATCAGAGTGTTGAAGTTTCTTAACTTTTTTTTTAGATGGGTGGCAAATAATCTCTCAATCCCTTTTTGGATGGTTGGTCATGTGCATTTAACTATGAATGTATATGAAGACATTTATGAGATTATTGCATCTTTTGGTATGAACATAATCGTTGCTTTCGGTTTTTATTTGGATTGGAAGGAACATAAACAAAATAAGTTGTAAAAACGATATATTTATCTTATAAAAAAATCCATGGAAATAGTATTTTTTATCATCGGTGTTTCAGCCTGTTCTATTTTAGGTTGTTACATTGGCAAAAGACTCTTTATTTCACATTATAAGAGTTGTCGTTTCACTCCTTGTGAAGAAATTAAATAAAATAAAAATAAAATATGATAGTACGACCTAACGAACAAAAAGCCAAAATCTACGACCAATTAATGTTTAGATTTCAGCGTGTGCAAGAACAAATCAAAAACATTGAGACTGGTAATGTGATTTCAATGAAAGACACACCACAAAAACTCAATGAACTGAAAAGACAGTTGTCAAGTATTGTAAGTGAAATTAAACGATTGCAGTAATATTTATAATCAAACAATACGCTCATGGCTCACACATTTAATTTTAGAAATAACACAGACTTGTATGCTAAGATTGCTGGTGTCTTTGAAGACCAAGTAATCACACCCAACTCTGAAATTGAAGATAAAACAATCCAATGGACTGAATCATCTTCCACGGGTTCTAAACAAATTCAATTATTTCCAACTGAAGACTGTAACACTGCACCTTCTGTTAACGCAACAGTAAGATGGGATGCTGATGGAATCTACGTAACAAAGGGTTCAACACCTGGTGATTTTGAAATGGTTGTTGATATGAAAACCGTTTCTTGGGAGGTTCACCCTGTAATTACAGGAACCACAGAAGAAACCGTAGTTTCAGGTGATGAATTACCAACAGAACCAGAAGTTAACATTTCATGTAACAAAATTTAAATTAAACTAACAAAATTATCTTAAAACCCCCACTTTTGGGGGTTTTTTGTTTATAAGACCATCATTGTCCATTACATTTATTTCAAATGAATATATCAAACCTTTTTAATACAATCGTTTTGTTCCAACACAACACCGGTGAACGTGTTTTGGGTGATTATTTTGGTATTTTGGGTTTTAAAATACGGATGGAAATTGATTCCGAAGATTTGATGGATGTTAGTCGTTATAAAGTATCATACTACAAACCTTATTTTAGACCTCCTGAAGGATTTAAAGTGGTTTGTGTGACAGACAACCCATATAGACGTATATTGTCCAAATACAAGGAGATTTCACACGTTAATTGGTCTTTAAAGAAGTATTCCAAAGACTACCTGAGTGAAAAATTCAATAATTGGTTAACTCCACTCATTTCAAATGATTTCCATTTATTAGAAACGGATTGGAGAACCACTATAAACAGTTATATCTACCTGTATCCTTATGATTTCACCCAATTTACCCCCGATGAGAGTATACGATTGGATAACTACCGTGAAGATTTATCAAAAATTGACTTTTTACATAAAATGAACATTAATTTTGATGAATACAAACAATACGATGTTTCAGATTCATACAAAGATGTGTGGAGTTACGAAAATGCGAGGATTATTTACCGAAAACACCGACACATTTTTGATTTTTATGGTTACGACCCCTTTAGTTTCACTTCTAAGGTACTTTCACAGAAAGAAAAGGTAGATTTTATTCATAACATGTGAGTATTTATAGACATGGGAAAAAGATTTACATTAACGGAAGCGGATATCAAAGAAATTAAGTCCCTTTATCGTTTGAATGAGCAAGAATCAGAACAACCTGAACAACAGGGTGAGAAAATGTTCTGTAACTCTCAAAATACAAAGTCAATTCATGACCTTATGGGTATGGATGAGCCTGAAGAGTATATCGAGGGTATCAAATTAAGAAAAGGTGGTGTCCAAAGTTTGGTGGATATGTTAGAGGTATTAAAGACCATGAGATTGTTCCCGCAGATTACGGACGGTGGAGTTGATTTAGCTCATAAGGTGTCTACAACACTACAAGAGTTTAAACCATACAACTACTTTGACGAAAACAACAAACAATGTAATAAGGCGATGGACAAAATCATCGAGCTTTACAAAGAGAACGAACACGGAGAAGAGTTGGTGAAAGATATTGAGAAAGTTTATGCACTTTCCTACTTGGACCCACGAGCTAAAGAGTTTTTAAAACATGGTATAACCATAATCAAAGGAGGGGAGTAATTACTCCCCCTTTTTTTGCATTATATTTTGGGTATGTCAGAAAAACCGTTATCTCTTTACGAGTATCCTACATCACTTTCATCACCTAAAATAGAACCTGTGGACTTGACCGCCTTCAAACGGTACGGTGTCATAAAAGCAAACGATTATTTTGGGGGTAAATGGGATGACTTGTTAGAAGAAGCTCAGATACTGAAGGATACAATTGAGCTTAACGAGAGGATTTACAATTGTAAGTATAATTTTGAACCAAAAATTGGACAAACCTATCACATTTACAGGGGAAGAGATGGACGAGAGTTTTTATCCATGATTAAACCAAACGAATGGTCCATGGAACACATCATCTCAGTAAGACTGAACTCGGATAATGTTTGGAAAAAAATTCCCTAGAATTAGTATTAGAACTCATTATAGAATTAATTAAAATTACTATATTAATATAATATATTATTATATTATATTCTAGAATTAATACTTAGTTCCACTTAAACGAAAATCCAATTTGTGAAAAAATAATTCTAATTTGTTTTCATTCTAAAAACAGAATATTTATTATCATAATCAAATTACATGGGTACGGAATCAATTTGGACGGTAATTATCACATTAATCACAGTTTTGGGGTCAACTAGTGCTTGGAAATACTATGAAAAGAGAGCTGAGGTTAAAAGAGACGATGATAATTTCGTAAAACAAGATTGTAGAGAGAGAATTGCCAAATTGGAAGCGTTATTACAAGAAAGTTCTGAAGAGAAGGACAAAATGAGAGAAACTATCTTGATTTTGACAGAAAAAGTGTCCGCATTGTCGGTTCGTGTTGAGTTTTTACAAAAAGAAAACAATGACCTTCTACAAAGGTTCATGAAACAGTCTTAAACATCAAATTTTACTTGAATTCCGACCTTATAACCGTCTAAGTATAGTTCGGCTACATCAAGTATCTCATATTGTAAAATAACGTCCTCTAAAACGTCCTCACAGATGACTGAACCAAGTATGATAACAGCATCTACGATACATTCTTTCTTTGTGTGAGAAAAATTAACACTTCGTATCTTAATTTTTGTACCCTCACCATAAAATGACTCCAAATGTTCTTTCCTAACTTTATTTAGGACTTTCTCTAACAAACGGGCATAGTTTTTTCCCTTGGAGTTCATATCCAAAAAATTAAGTTAAAACTTTAATAAATCAATTAACCTTGACCTCTATAACGTTTCTTATAGTTCTTGGAATTTTTTGATTTTGAAGTCTTAGTTTTAGCGTGAACACCTGGTCTAGATACTTTTGATTTTTCCCTGAACAAAGAGGTGTTTGATGATTTGGTTTTTGATTTTACTGCAGCCATAATTGAACTATGTTTGCCTTATATTTATCTGTATGTTCATTTCTGAAAGCGAAAGAGAAGAAATTTTATCAAAATATCATGAAAATACTTCAGATGAGGTATTAAAATACATGAGAAGACGTTTTCCCGTCCGCTCAATTAAACTTGATTGGATGGAAAGACCGTTTACCCAAATGTTTATTGACGATAAATTATACCATGTTGAAGACAACAAAAAAAACTTGGTAAATCGTATCTATTACTTAATTTCAGAGGATTTTCCGTCCGTTGATAAATCTATCCTCAGACGAACCATTAAAATGTATATTGATATGGTTTTGAGGGTTATACCTGATTAGTTGGATATTTATTATCAAACACTAATCATTATGAAAAATTTTTTTAAACAGCTCTTTGACGACAACAACACAATTAATGAAAAATCTGTCGTTGGGTTTTTATCATTTACAATGATGGTTCTCTCACTTTTGGTTGACTTGGTAACAGGTTACATGGGTAAAGAACTATTAATTAACGAATTCATCTTTGACGGATTCTTGGTAATCACATTAGGTTCTTTCGGTATTGCATCGATTGACAAATGGGTTAACAACAAAAACAAAAACTCAGCACAAGAAGAAGAAGTAATGTAAGAGAGATTATCTCTTAAGTTGTTCATCAATCAACCCTCTTAAACGAAGCAATTGGTCTCTATTCAGGGATTCAAGCTTCGTTTTTCTTTTTTGGACAGATTCGTTAATTCCTATTTCATTAACACTACTGAGATACGTTTCGTTAAAATCTTCATCAGAATGACTAACCTTAGGTTCACCAATAAATTTAGGGTTACCTCGTTCATCTCGTATTAAATCACCATACAATTGGTCTTCAATTAAAAATTCCCAATACTTTTCAAGTCTTAGTTTACTATAAAAAGTTTTAGTTGGTATTTTATATTCTCTGGTAATAACCACATCATGTGATACTCCAATCGTAACAAAATATCTTTCTAATGTGGGATATCTCAAATTATTAATGTTGAATCCATCTTCAAACATTTCTACACCACCATTGAGTTTATACAACTCAACAAAAAAATCTTCAGGAATGTCAATACCGTAAAGTGATGACACTTCCTCAACAATTTCAATATTGTCTTTGAAAGCAGCCTCATAGTATGGTTCAAAATCAAAACCTTCTGCCTTAAGAGATTTTGCAATCCTATAAATAAATTTTTCGGGATAGTTTGATAAATCCTCTTTCATCAATAATAAATACTCAAAAGGTGGGTATTACCCCACCTTTTAATCAACAAATTCCAATTCGTTAGTTTCGGGGTCCCACTCTACCGTCATTGGTTTTTGAGTGAATGTGTACATTTCATCCAAAACCGCCGCGTTAAAGTAGTGAGTTCCATCCACAAACTTGTAACCGTAACCGGTGTGAATGTGTCCACAAACGTGAATCTTAGGTTTCACAACTTTGATTCGTTCCGCCAAAAGTTCACAACCCAATGGAACCCCTTGTCCGGTAACGGTGTCCAAGTGTCCCCAAGCCGGTCCGTGAGTTACCAAGATGTCGGTGTTCATAGGTATGTCATTCCACATAACTCCTAACTCCCAACCCATTCTCGGAAGATTGAACGCCCAATTATAAAACTCAGGTTGCCATGGAGACCCATAAACTTTAACTGCAGTTTCGTAGTCCTCACCAATAACTTCAAGATTATCTTGGAGATAAGTCACCTTGTCGTAAAAATCCAACTGCTCTTTACACATTACAGGGTTTTCTTGAAACCCCCAATCGTGGTTACCAGCGATGAAAATCTTATGGGTATAGTTATTCAAACCATTGAACCACTTAAGGAACTGTTGGATTTCGTGTTTATGACCCATGGAACTCATATCACCCGCGTGAATTAACAAATCACCACCAGGAAGACTTGATGTCACCTGAGCGTGTTTGTTGTGGGTATCGGAGATAAATGTGATTTTCATATCACAAATATACTACTTTTTTTCTAAAAATTAAATAAAATCATCACCATTATAATCAGGATGATTTTTTTTCATGTAATCAATCCCTCTAACCCATAAATAACTTATTGGGAGCATAATCAAAAAAAATATTAAAAATCCCATATTCTATAATTATTAGTCCCACCAACTTTCAACACGTTCTTCCAAAATACGAAACAAAAGTTTCTTTGCTTTTCGGTGACGAATAATTCCCATACCCAACGCAATTGAATACTCCTTATCTTTATAGTTACCTAACTTTTTATCTTGCATCAATCTACGATGTGCGTGAGGATACATTGAAATATAAGTCTCTAACTCATTCTTGGTTGGTTTACTATTCCACTCAAACTTATCGGTCCCTTCAATAGGTGTGAAATGACATTCTATATCATAATAATCCCAATACTCATGTTGATAGTATTCTTCTTTAATTCGGTCAATTAACTTGACACAGATTCTCATGTAATGAACCTCTTTTTCCCAACCAACAAACCTTTGTTTCTTTTCGGTGTAATCTGCGGTGTTTTTAATCTTTTTCTTTAATACTTCAAAAATATAAAAATCATCCCAATCACGGTCTTTCCATATAATAGGAAACCACTTCCAAAGATTTTTAAATCCTTGGACAATCTCTCTGGGTAGATGTTTTGCTTCCCATCTAAACCACCTCCATACATCCCAATACAAGTTTTTAAGTTTTTCCATATCACAAAGATAGTAAAAACTATACAATACACAATAAGGTTAGTTAGTATTTATAATAAAATAGTGTTTATGAAAAACATATTAGAAATATTAAGAGAGTATGTTGAGGATAAGGAAAACCCAACTTTGGTTCTCAAAGAGGATGTTAAAATATCTGAAAGTTTAAACTACCACATTGAGAATAATCTATCGCTAACCAATAACATCTATAGAGTATATTCAACAGGTTATTTTAATTTGGTTAATGAGGTTAGGGATTTATACAAACAAGATTTAATTGAATTGAATGAGGAAGATACTTTAATGATTGAATCAGATTTAGGTAAAGCCATTATTATTGAAGGACAAGAAGTATATTTGGATGCACCATTTTTAGTTGATGAAGATGAGGTTTTAGAAGAGGCTAAACACAGAGGAAAAAATGTTAAATTGAATAAACCATTTAGAACATCTGGTGGACCAAAGAAATTTGCTGTATATGTAAAAACACCTGGTGGTGGAATTAAAAAAGTAACATTTGGTGACCCAAACCTGAGAGTTAGAAATAACAACAAGGGTGCCGCAAAATCATTCAGAGCAAGACACAAGTGTGACCAAAAGAAAGATAGAACAACTGCAGGATACTGGTCTTGTAATGTTGGACGTTACGCTAAACAGTTAGGTTTATCCTCAGGTAATTCTTGGTAATGGATTTCCCGTTTGAACAAATCATAAGTGATGGTAATCTTGTCAGAACATTTCAAGAAAATGTTGATGACGAGGAACTAAAATGGCACTTTGATTTGAAAGACAGGTGGGTAACTATTTTAGAGTCCGATAATTGGATGTTTCAAATGGATGATGATTTGCCAAACAAATTAAATGTGAACGATAAGTTATTTATACCTAAATTTGCTTGGCACAGAGTTATTAAAGGAAATGGTAACTTGGTAGTATCAATTGAAGAAGTAGAATGAAAAAGGTCGTTAAAACTAACTTAGAGAAATTGGAAATCATTGCAAACGCCTTGGTTACCGACGCTGTTAATGTACTCAAACGAAATCGTTCAGGATACTTTTATCTACCTGACGATAGTCTTGGTGAAGGGATATACATTTTTGAAAATTTGAACGCCCTTACTTTGGAATTGGATGTTACTCACGACACAACTTTACCTGAACCAGAAGTTGATGGTGAATACTATGATGGTGAAGGAACAATCAAAGTTGAGGTTAAGTTGAATCCAAACCAACCAATAGATGAAATATTAGAATTGGTTGTACCCGAACTCCATGAATTAGTTACTCATGAGGTTGTACATTTCTTACAAGAAGAAAGTGGACTTGAGTTCCCCAAAAAGATACCAAAAAAACCATTTAAATATTATTCTCAACCCCACGAGTTAGAAGCACAAATCAGAGGTTTTGAAGCTAAAAGTAAAGCAACAAAAACTGAGATAAGAAAAGTTATGAAAGATTGGTTTAAAAAATATCCTCACAAACACAATCTTACCGATAAAGAAGTTAATAAACTGATAAAAAGGTTATTAGAAAATTACGGAAAGAATGACTGATTTATCAAGGATATTAAAACAAATTCTATCAAGAAATAAATGGACTGATAGAGGTACAACTTATGTCTTCACTCAAATTGTTTTTGACGAGGGGGTATATGAATTTTATGTAAATGCTACTCAGTCTGAAGATATCACATTTTTAGCCTTTAACATCTATGGCTTTTGTGAAAAATTAATTTTAGCTGCCTTTGATATTTTGGATATTGAGGATACCGCCTATGAAATTAAATTAAATTTTTCAGGACCAAATAATTTGGATGGTAAAAGATTAACATATTCAATGTATCACGTTAGTGATAAGGACAAACAAAAAACCTTAAATAAGTTTAATAGTTTACCCCTTATAGGTGCTATAGTTAAAGATGAAGAAATTATCCCATATAAAGGAAAAGCGTCAGACTTTAATTTGGATATAAATTCTACGTTAAAATCAATTGATTTTACGTTTTATGTTGATTTTGATAAAGAAAAATATGGTATATCTAAAAATGAAGCTCAAAACCACATTTTTGTTGACATGACCAATAATTACATGAGTGGGTTTTTACTTTCTCAATATGAAAATAAGTTTATTACTGTAAATGATGGAGATTGGGCATTTCTCACATCAATAACAATAACTTAATTACCTGAAAGTTTACTTATAACTTTTTGAATAAAAGTGGTTAGGACACTACCACCAATTAATACAACACCTGAGGCTATTATCCTACTTATAATCATTTTTAGTGATTCATTTGGATTTACACCATCATATAAATGGTAAATGTCGTTGAGTATTGGTAAAATAAATGCATAACTCATTATAGATGATTGAGTACTTACACTAATTTTAATTGTTCGTAAAAACTCTTCTAAAGCTCTTTTTAATTCTTCGGATTTGGAGTATAATCTCTTAAAGATATCCATTAATCCTTCATCCTTTATTTTAGCAACAACTTTTCTAATAAAATCTGAGTTATCGTAATAGTAATTTGATGCAATACCTAAAAGTAAAAGATATATTTGTTCTTGTGTCAAGTTAGCACCTTGACCTTCAAGCCAATTTTTTAGTGGAAGAATCATACCACCCAATGCAGCACCCCAAGTGATTAAAAATTTTGCATTCAATCCCCAAACATTTGCGTTGGTGATTAACATTTGTTTTACAGACTCAAACATTTGTTTAAGGTCCTCAGTAATGTTTCCATTACCATTAGATTCACTTAAAATTAATTTGAGTTGACTCTCACTTATAAGATACTCCATATTTTAATAAATACTTCAATATATTTATAATCAAATGAATCCTAAAGTAAAAATTGGTGATAGGGTAATGTTAGTCTACATGGAAGACGAATTAGACCTATCCACAAAAGATAAAGGTACCGTTACAAGTGTAACCCGAGACCCATTTGAAACTGACGAATGTTATATTATTGGGGTTGACTGGGATGAAGGTTCTTCACTAAGTTTATTGTCTTGTAGGGATGTTTATAGGGTAATAAAAGACACAATCAAAGAACAAGCTGAAGACTATGGTATTAGTAAAGATGAGGCACAAATTGATTTTTTGATACAAAATCGGGACTTAAGAAAAAATTTCAATAGGGATTTAATCTTCAATTATTTAAATAAATTGAGAGAATCTGGTGTTGTTAATATGTATGAATCTCCAAAGTTTCTTTACTCGGGAAGAGATTGGATAGATAGATATCATGGCGAAAATCCACCAAATCAAGAAGCTTTTGAGGAAGTTCTTGAAATGGCGGATAACGTTAAATCAGAATTAATTAATGGTGTACTTAAATCTATTAATGATTTAGAAGGTGAGTATAATGATGAATATTTTCGTAATCTTGAAAGACTTGTTTTCAAAGCCGCCAACAGATTCACAACATTTTGGATGTTATTCTATTGATTAGACCAATCTTCCCACAAAATACCATTTAAATCTTTTTCTGAAATCACAGGGGTATTTGTAAAACCATCTACCATAGATTTAAACTCAGGAACACTACCGTAATATAAAGAACGCTCATTTTCGGGTGAGTAAGTGTTATCCACAAGATATTGGATAATAGTATTTGGTTCTAAAGTTATTAATGCATTTGCATATCCTTTAGGTACCAAAACCGCCTGATTTTTATCCACTTCAAAAAAATACTTCTTACCAAAGTCAGGTAATTTGTTATCAACACAAATTATGAAGTTGATTATTTTACCCCAAACAACCTTAAGATATTTTGTTTGTTCAAACCCATTAATTTGAAAATGCATTCCTCTGATGGTGTAGGGTTCATGACTAATACTTGTATTAACCTGAACCCAATTTTTATCCAAACGAACATCTTTAATCATGTTTGTTTGAATACTACAAAAATTACCTCTTTCATCTTGAAAGGTTGGGTGTTGAATGATAAATGGTTTTTCCATATTATTTTTTTGTGTCGTTGTGATTTACACTATTTGTATACCAAATTTGAGGGTTAAAAGGTGGTGAGTAAGGGTTTGGAGGACCTATTGGGTAAGTTGGGTAAATTGGGTAAACAGGAAAATTAATTGGTTGGTCGTTTATGAGAAGAATTACCGCTTCTTCTGTAGTGATTAACTTCCCATCTAACAATCTTTGTACGATGCTAGATTTAGTTGGTGGTAAAGAAATTGAACTTGTATCCATAATTTTTTAATTTGATAAAGGTGCTTTTATTTGTCCGTGTGATTGATAATCTAACAAATTATATTCAAATTGACCATTTAAAATATCTGATTCAATAACATCCATTTTTGGTAATTCAAAAGGTTCTCTTTCAATCTGCTCTTCAGCCTGTTCAATATGGTTCAGATACAAATGAACATCACCCAATGAGCCAATTAGTTGGTCGGGAACCATATTCACTTCCTTGGCAATCATTAAAAGTAACATACCATAAGATGCAATGTTGAATGGTAAACCTAAGAATGTATCTACTGAACGTTGATTCCACATTAAAGAGATTGCTCTACTAGGGATGTGTAATTCATCATAATATTCATCAGACTTAATATCATCAGTACCCACTGGATATTTTTTATAATAAATATCACTTCTTTCACCCCAACTCAACTCTCTTGTATAAACTTGAAATCCATAATGACAAGGTGGAAGAACCATTTGGTCTAATTCACCTACATTCCAAGCATTAACCATCAATCGTCTTGAGTCTGGGTTTGTTTTTAGGTCGTTGATTAGGTTTTGGATTTGGTCTATCTTTTTAGTAAATGTAAGATATCTTTGATTTTCATCTACATACCACTTTTCCCAACTTCTCCATTGTTTACCATAAATTGGACCTAACTCACCCCACTTCTTAGCAAACTCATCATCGGTTTTGATTTTGTTGATGAATTGGTCTTGAGTTAATGACTCAACTTGAGTGGACATACCGGCAATTATAGAATATCTCTTATAAGCATCACCATCCCAAATATGACAACCATTATCAACAAGGAACTTAATATTAGTATCACCACGAAGGAACCATTTAAGTTCTGTTGTCAGAGTTTTAATACCCATTCTTTTAGTTGTTAAAAGAGGGAACCCTTCACTCATATTATGACGAATAGTGTAACCAAAAATTGATTTGGTTCCAGTACCTGTCCTATCTTTTTTTTCTACACCAAACTCTAAAATTGTCTTTAGGAGTTCTTGATATTGTTTGTCTAAAGTATTCATTAGTATTTCTTCAGTATATTTTTAATCGTTTCCTCATCATCAGAAGAAATTCGTTGTCTAATATCAGATAGTTTATTACACATATCTTGCCATTCAATTTCCAAAATTGAAGGTAGTTTTTCTGAAGGGTTAGTCCCCTTAGGTGATATTCGTCTTACCCAACCATCTTCTTCAAGCATGTCGATAAAACTTTCTTTTTCTCTTGTTGAACATAAGGACCAAAACTCATCCACATCAACATCTACGTAAGTCTCAAACTCAGGCATAATTTATAATTTTTTAAATTCAGGTTTTACAATTTTCCAAATAATAGGTGAAACATCTTTACCATCCAACATCCCAAACAATAATGACGGGTATTTGTATTGTTTTGCAACATTTGCAAAGTTCTTACGGTCACCACCAACCTTATCCATCATGTTTTGGATATCTCTAAAGTGAATACCATAATCATTACTCAATGAGTTGAACATAAACTTAAGTTCATCTTCATACTCTTTGATTTTACCATAGAACTCATCAGGTACATCTTTAAGTAATTCATCCATGTTTCCACCATTAGATAATACTTCCCAAACTGCGGTTGTTGATAAATTAGTCATTATCTTATGTAAACGAACATACTCTTCAAATTTGATTTTCATTCTAAAGTTTCCTGGTTGGAACCTCAAAACAAAACCTTCTTTATTGGTTTCATTCTTTTCTTTCAAACTTTTGTAAAGTTCGTCTGAAAAATTGAAGTGTTGTTCAGTCTTTACAACATCTGACTCGTGGATTCCATTAGATTTAAATATCATAAGAGAGGTACTCCAATGTAGTTCGGTATCATCAGTGGAATTCCACTTGTAAGTCCCATTCAACACTGCAGATAGAAATGTCACTTTCTCAACTCCGTAATTAACAACGATACGGTTTTCAGGATAAATAATTTCCAACAAGTAGGCGTATTCCTTCATCCAAGAATCCAAAAAGTATTTTTCTTTTACAATTTCAAGTCCCATTACGGCTTGTTCTGAGGTAAAGGAACCACGAGTTGCCATAATCCACTCATCATCATAGTTGAACAAGATACCCAAAGACCCGTCTATTTTTTCTTGAACATAGACATAATCACCTTTTTCAGGTATTACACCCTTACCAACCAACTCTTCATAATTGAAGAATTTTTTGAATGGTTGAACAACTATGTTTCCTACATTGTCGGTGATTAGTCCACGACAAGACATGGTAACCTCGTCCCATAGACCTTCATACTGAACTTTTTCTGAGTAGTTCCAAATAGTCAACGGTAAAGTCGGATGTACTTGTTTGTACAACAGTCCTTCCTCGTGGTATTTGTTTAGTATGTTTAACGAAAGTTCCATGGAACAAAGATACTAATTATTTTTCAATCTGCATCAAAGTATTTTGAATTGGTAGACGACAAACAGGAATACGTTGTTCACCTTGTGTGCGTTCTTGCATAATTTCATAAAATCCTTCAGTACGAACTTGAACTGTTGGTACATCACTGAAAACTTGAATGATTGTTGGGTTAATCATGTTTTGAGAGCCGTCGTAAACTTTTGCGGTCTTAGTTGTTGTGTTAAAGTTGAGTATAATCATTTTTAGTAAATTTAAAAAGTGTCTTCCATGAAAATGGCGTTTTGTGGGGATGCATACAATCCGAGAATATTGTAATCATAAAATTCAATTGCATCCTCCTCAGTCATACCATCACGGTTCATTAATATTTCATAGATTTTTGATTTGGAATATACAATCCGATAACCATTACCGAATTCTTCCGCCATACCAATTATTGCGTCATCAAGACCATCCAATAAGATAGCTCCCTCAGCACGTTCTTTGATTTCTTCAATATCCATAGGACAAAGATAGTAAAATTGAATTATAAAACAAATGTGAGTATGAAAGTATTTATTAAGAAAGTAATCATATATGGCACATTTTGCAGTTTGGAGTCCTTCGGAAAACGAAAGAGAGAATATTTTAACACAACACAAAGAGTTGTATAATGGGTATCAAACCTTGAACCCCGCCGCTATGGAGAAAATACAACCTCTCTACACCCAAGACTTTGCAAATGACAAAAGTGGTCTTACGGTCAATAATAGAGGAGAGGTTATGAAATACACTAACATGGGTATTAACGAATCTGTTAGTAAAGAAATGTGTGAACAATGTGGAGGTGGTATGGTAGAAAATGTTTGTGAACAATGTGGTAGTGTTAACGAACAAATGTATGGTCAAGAATTAGACACCGTTGAAGACATTGACCCAAAAGCTCATGTTGATTACATTGAAGAAGAGGGTGAAACTGACGAGCAGTATGATTCTGTAGAGTCGGCATACCAATTCCAATCTCACGGTCCTGAGGATGTTTACGGTACTTTACATGATTATGATAAAGAACACCCACATCACGACTATGATTCAATGGAGGATGTTGAAAGATATGACCCAAGTGATGACTTGGCGGATATGTTTGACGTATCAGATGGATTTGCATTTAGAGATGAACCATCAGACACGTTCCAACACGATGCTGGTGACGTTAACAGAATGGGTGATGAAGGTTTAGGTCAAGATACCGAAAATGATATGGACTTAGGAAAATCAGAACCAGGTTATGATTTTTACTCAGATGGTTCAGAGGGTGGTGAGTCTTACCCAAACTATGATGATGGTGATGAAGGTGAAGATTGGGAAGAATTGACTGAAGCCAAATCTGAAAGAAAACAAATTTTGGAGATGATACAGAGAATGAAGAATTTTATGTAATCTCTGAAGGGATAGAATTTTTAAAATTAATATATTTCAAAACCGAGGACTTATCTTCGGTTTTGTTTTTTATAACAAGTGTGTCATCATCAAGAACAAAATGACTTTGCAATAAAAACAACAATTCATTTTTGATATAATCCATTTTGGTTCCCAAAACATAGTTTTTTGGACAGTCATTCTTATAAAATTTTGAATTAATCCAAAAACCTTCCTCTTCAATTATAACATCAAAATTCTTTGGTGGTCGCGGTTCAAAATTAATGTTAAAATGTCCCCCAAGTTTACAATGAATGTCTTTCAACACCAAAGGTTTATTTATTGGGTCAACCGATATCATGTTTATTTTAAAATCCAACAATTCTTGAATAGTGAAATTCAACCCATAAAACACATTTAAGAAATCAGACAATTCATTTAAGTTTTGGAATCCAATCAAACTATAACCTAATAACTTGTTTCGGATTATATTGTAAGGTTGAGTATAATAAAAACTTATCTCTTCAAATAATTTCTTATTCCGTAAAACACTGGAATATGAAAACACACACGAACCCATGATGATTCTGTTGAGTGATAAGTTATCGGACCAATTTAGTATTGTGTGATTATAAACATCAAAATCACTATATGTTTTTATTTCGTGGATTAGTTCTTTGGGAATAATCTCATTCACCTTTGATAACCAAAACATGTCATCAAAATTCAAATTAGGAATTGATTTAATCAAATCTTTAACATAATTTGATTTAAGAACCTCATCATATGAAATGCCCAAAGTTTTTATATCAATTATAATGAATTCATTAACAACCCCCTCGTAGTACGACATCCTCTTTTCCAAAAGTTCGGGTTCATTGTTGTATAAAATTAAATTGATTAAATTATTTTTTTTCATATCTTTACTTAAAGATAAACAAATTATAATTATTTTAAACTAATGTCAGCTAATCACTTTTTTATTTCTAAAGAAAGAAATAATGTAGACCACTACAATTATTACTATTTTGACAATGTATTCACTGATGATGAATTAACAAAAATTCACAATCTTGCAATGTCTTATCCTAAACTGAATGCTACCACCGTTGGAGAAGAGGGGGTAAACGTTTCTGAGTACCGAAAAAGTACTGTCACTTGGCTTCCTGATGAACAAAGAAGTCTTTGGTTGTACGATAAAATTAGTGAGTTAGCTCACACAGCAAACACCAATATGTGGAATTACGAAATTTGGGGTTATAACGACCAACTCCAATACACCGTTTATGAAGGTAATGGAGGTCACTATGACTGGCATGCTGATTTGGGTCCAACAATCTCAAACAGAAAATTATCGTGTGTAATCCAATTGTCTGACCCTGACGATTATGAAGGTGGTGACTTACAATTAAACAATGGTTCAGGTGTGATTACAATTGAAAAGAAAAAAGGTAGAATCATATTCTTCTCATCATTTGTTTTACACAGAGTTACACCAGTAACAGACGGTACTCGTATTTCATTGGTAACATGGTTGTCGGGGAAAAATTTGAGATAACACCTGTTAGTGAGTTTTATAACATTTCAAAAGATGGGGGAGTATTTTTTTGGAATTTCATCATTGATAACCAAACTAAAACTCCTGTATCTTTAGACCCATTAATAATTGAAGAGCCAAGGTCTTCAAGAGGACATCAATTGAGGTCCTTGGTTATTGATTATAACATCAGAATATACGAATCTTACACCAAAGATTCTATTGATTTTTTGATGGGGTTTGGATTTAACTCTGAAGATGTGTGGTACAACAAAAAAAGGAGGTTTAAACCCCTTTTCCTTGCATTTAATGGTTTGAAATACGTTAGGGGAATCCCAAGTAATGAAGTTACTTGTTATTGTTTAAATGGTGTTGTGGAGACGATTATATTAACCGACCCCACACTATTACCATTAGATTAAAACTCTGTATTAAAGAAGAATACTTGGAACAATCTCCCGTTCTCAAGATTATTACCAAAATAGTCCAACGACATGTGGTAGTTATCGGCACGATACATAATTAATCTATTGTATACGTTTCCAAATTTATCAACTATTTCCCATTTTGTCATGTCTTGGAAATCATCACCAGGAGGTTGAGTCTTTAGATATTCAGGATTACTATTTCTATAGTCCCAATTTGTCAAACCCGTTGCTTTGTGTTTGAAAATACCTGTACCAGCACTTAGTGGTGCGTCAGGGGTTAAATAAAGAACCGCAGCCCAATCAGTTGTTGAATCAGCATGAATCCAAGAACGGTCACGAGATACGGTGTATTGGAAAGACCCTGTATATTCCCCACCCCAGTTTGTGATAGTACCAGCGTAAGGATACAAAATTTCCTGTAATCTTTTTTTCATTGAGTCATTTAAATATGACTCGGTTCTTTGTCCTGGATAGTTACCACGGACTTTAAATTCTTGTTTTAATGCGAAATTTCTAACCTTATCGGGGTCAGAATAAAAATCATCAATAACCAATGCGTTGACTCTCATATGTAATTTTTTTATAAAAATATTCAAAATAAAAATATAAGAAAGTGAACTTATGTGGATTTTGAAATATTTGTTGATAAAGTTTAGATATGGAAGTGATTGAAATAGTTGAATATAATGTAAACCCAAAGACAAACATTTTGGAAGTTACATTTAGATTGATGGACGATTCTGAGGATATGGTCAGGGAGGATAAAATGGATTACTCCATTGCTGAGGAGTATGGGTATAATTTGGAAGATGAGACATTTGATTTCTTTGAAATGGGTTTTGATGAGGATGATGAAGACTCGTTGTTTGAGGAAGACCATGAAGTTGGTGACACTTTAATTGATGAAGACCAATTAATATCCTTTTTGAATGAATATTACACCGTAAATCCAAATAGATTACCGAAAGCCGAGATTTACTAAGGAAAAGGTATTTATTAATATGGATTTAAACGTTGATAATATTATCAATCTCTTAAAAAAACTATCCTACTCAAATAAAATGGAATTTGCTGAGCAGGATGCCTCTGCGGATACGTCAAGCTCAGATACATCATCTGGTACTGTTAAAAAGTGGGAGAGTGGAAGGACTATGGGTAAAACATACGGTGGACCTGGTTATAAATGGGAGAGTGGTAGAACTTTCGGAAAGACCTATATGAACGACCCAAAACATAAATGGTACAGTGGTGTACAAAGAGGTAAAGCAAATCCTGCTAAAGAATCATAATATTTATTAAGAAAGAAAAATATGGGACAGTACAATATTAATGAAGGTCTTGAAGAGTTGAAAAGAAGCCTTTTGGTAATGAACTACGACACAAACAAAACTTTAAGTGAAAACGCCGAACTAATAAATGAATCGACTCCTGAGGAATATTTTGATATTAGAATCAGACAAATTTTAGATTACCCTGAATTAGTAAAAGACTTCACACCTGTTATTGGAAACACACAGGTTAAAGCCGCTGAAGCTATCAAAAATGCTGTAACAGGTTTGGGAACTTCATTCGAAGGTGTAAATTATTCAATCGATAACGGTTTTAAATCATTAAACGAATTTTTGGGTTTGTCTAAAAAATATAAAGAATCGTATGGTGAATCTTTATTATCTGCTTTAGATGGAGAATTGTTTAGTTCGGGAGAAAGTAGAATTATTAATAGAGGTATTGGATTGGCTGAAAAATTATGTAACGCAAAACCAAGAGATAAAAAATATGATAAGTGGTGTACAGTTGTTGATACTAAAAAAGTGAAATATGGATTTTAATATGAACACCAAATTAGAAAGAAGTAAATTTTTAATGAGTTTTGACAGTAACAAAACATTAAACGAAAATTATGATTTGTTAACGAATTCTAATGATGATGTAATTTTTGATTTTGTGGTTACTGAAAATCAAAAGTATGTGATTTTTGCTGATAATCTAATATCAAAAGAACTTGGTTACATTGGTAATATTTGGGAAAATACTTGGGTAATTAATGAGATTATCAATGAGAATATTAATAAAGGTGTTGATGTTATTGAGGAGAGTGTTGTTAACTCGATTGTTTGGACTAAAGAGTTATTTTTAGAATGTGTTGTTTCATTAGATGACGATGGGTTATTAACTGAACAGTGGGATTGGATTAAAAAAAGTGCAGGAAAAGCTTGGGATGGTGCAAAAAAAGTTGGTAGTGCCATAAGTAAAGTATCTGCTAATTTTGCAAAATCTATTTTAATGAAAGGATTTTTACCTCTTCTTAGATGGATTAGAAAAAATGCCTACACTATGATGGGTACCATAGTTGATGTTGTTAGTGCAATAATACCTGTAACATCAGGTATTAATAAGTTGATATGGTCAATGATTGTTATTTTGGATATTTTTGAAATAACAACTGGAAACTTTGACCCTGAAGATGAGGAAAGAAAACAAGACCCTTATGCTGGTTTATTAATTGATTTAATTTCATTTACCTTTGCCGCCGCAGCTGGACTCACCGCTAAAACCGCAATAAGAGCGGTTAAAGCTGGTAAACCAATGAGTAGTTTTTTAAAAAGTACCTTAACTAAATTCAAAAATATGTTACCAGGTATCTCTAACACATTAAAATCTTTTGGAGATTTTATTGTAAAATATATTCCTGGGGCTAAAAAAGTTGTTAGCACGGTAATGTCAGGTGTTAGTAAGGTTTTAGACGGAGTGGATAAGTTCATATCACAATTATTTAGTAAACAAGGAGCGGTTGCTGTGGGGACAGGTGTTGTGGTTGGTTTTATTTCTAAACCTGTTCTTTTAGGTATCGGTTCTTCAGGACAAGATGTTGCAGCATTGAATAAATATTTTAGAGAATATCATAACTCAATTGTTTCAGATAAATTTAAAATTGACCCAAAAAAAATATCTACAGGTAATACTTTTGATAAAAACACTGAAGATGCGGTAAAAAAATTCGCATCGTATTTTAATAGTGACCCTGAGTTGAGTAGGTATACTCAATTAAGAACGGACGGTAAAATAGATAATGCCGGTCTACAATCTGTGGGTGTTACTATGGATGAGAGAGGGATTGCTAAACTTATACCACAAAAAGCAAAAGATGCTATGGGTAAAGCGGCTAAGGCTGGAACTGATTTTTTGAGGAAGGGACTCAAAGGGGTTGAAGCTAAAAGACCGACCGCTTAAAACTTAAAAACAAATTAATATATTTATAATAAAAAAACTTATGCCAAATAATCTACTAACCGAAGTATCAAGAATAAGTGAGATAATTTACGGTACGACAAAATCATTACTTAATGAGGGTGTAATAGGTAATGTATTCAAACAAATTGCAGAGACCGAAATACAAACAATTATTAGAGCAGAAATTAAAACCGCAATAAGAGCGGGTGCAAAAGAAGCTGACGCAGCCGTAACAAAATCTGCTAAAAATATTGAGTCAAGTGTTTTGAAAAAAACCGGTTTGAATTCTTTGACTGGACCACAAAAAAGTGCTCTTAGGGTTGAGGCTGCAAAAATTGCTAAAGAAGAGACTGAAGCAGCTGCTAAAATCACCACATCTAAAGGTGCAAAAGCTGTTACATCTACAGCGGAAAAAGAAGCTGCGGTGACTGCGGCACAAAACATTAATAAGAATTTTAATAAAAATACTGTAGAAGTTGTTGTAAAACTAGAAGGTAAACTTCCAGGAATTAAAAATGCGTCAAGGGCCGGTTCTAAAACTGTTAAAACGGCTACGGGCCGTACAAAAAATTTGAAACGACCAGCACTTTCAGAAAAACAAGTGCTCGAGTTAGATACAGCAGTAAGAAATGGTGCTATAGAACAAGTACAGACAGTGATAACAAAAAATTGGAATTGGGTAAAATATCTAAAATGGGGTGCACGAGTTGGTATCGGTGCCGGTGTTCTTTATTTATTATTTTATTTTATGAGTGATGATGCAACACCCGTTCCTGATGATATTACACCAACACCAACACCACCAAGTCCTAATCCTGAATCTAGTAACTACAGAGATTGTAATTCAGTTGAATTTTTAAGTCAGGGTTGTAAATCAGAAAAAATTAAAGATTTACAAACTTGTATTGGATTAACAGGTAGAGATGTTGATGGCCTTTGGGGTCCAAAAACACAAGCCAAAATGGTTGAATTAGGGTTGGCGACAGGTATTTTAGTTTCAGATATTGAAGGTATTTGTAACTCGTACAATCAAATTAAAACAGGTTCAAATGCTGATTTAGAATCATCAAGAGAAAAATTGCAAAATAGACAACAAAATAGAACTTTTTCAGGTGAAGAACCATATGCCGATTATGATGCGGCTTCAACATCATCACCATCAACTCAACCTTCAGGGACTAATTCAACTGAAGGACTAACAGCAGAATACTAATAAAAAATGAAAAAAATAATAATTTCCCAAGAAGAAAAAGACCGAATTTTAGAAAGCCATAACTCATACAGAGAAGATTTGATGGGTCATCTATTTGATAAAAATTTGATTAAAGAACAACAATCATTTACAGCACCTGAGGCAAATCCTCAAGGTTATACTGAACCTTCAAAAGTTTTGAGAGATGCTCAAACTAAATGTACTCAGGGTTCACCTTTAACTAAAGGAACTATCATAAAAGTTACGGGAGCTGGTGATGCTATTAAATACAAACATGAAGGTGATGACCAAAAAGTTGGTGCATCTTCGGGTGATACAACTTACTATTTTGGTAATTTTACTTATCAAACAGTTGCACCTAACAATCAAATTAAGACAACCGGAAAATGGATGTGTAAAGCTTTAAACATTGAGTCTGGTCAGTGTGATGCTATTAAGAAAGATAAAAAATCTCAAAATTTTATGACTATTGATGAATTATCAGCAGCTGGAGGAGCATCATTAGTTAACAATCCTGCTATGGTTGAAATCATCACAGTTTGTAATGAAAAATTATATCGTGTAAATCAAAAATATAGAAACCAATATCAAGCTTTGACTAAAGACCAAATAGCTTACTTAAATGAACTTTATGGTCTTGGTGGTGATAATCAACCAAAAACTGACCCTGAGACAGGTGCTGAAGTTCCCGCTAAATGGGTTTTAGCTAAAAACGCTAATCAGGCACAAATTAATCAAATTGGGTTTAAAGAAATTGTTATTAATCCGGCATCAAATAATCCATTTGATTACCCTGTAACAATCTATCTCAAAGTTGAAGGAGAACAAAAAGTTAAGGGTAGTGAATTACAAGCGGCTAAAGACAGAATGAGGTCTGAAACTGATAGTAGACAATATTGTAATAACGCGATTGAGGTATTCTATACAGCATTTGTTATGCAGGGAACATCAAATCTATCACCATCAGAATTCAATAAGTTCAAATCTGATGTTGAAGGTTGTGCTAAGAGAGCAATCCTACTTAAAGATGTTAGTTTAGATAGAAAAGCAAGAGCTCAACTTACAGCATTAATGGGACAGGCAAGTCCTAACTACATCACAGTAGATAGAAATTCGGCATTTTTAATTAGAGTAAATCCACCAAGAACACCAAGAACTTAATTATGTCCAACATACGTAAGCATATTACACAAATACAAGAAGAAAAAGAAATCAAACAAGTCTCAAGAGTTATTGTTGAATCAAGAATCAAGGAACTTATTGGAGGTCCTGATTTTTTTGAAAGATACAATAAACTTTCCGAAGACAAGAAAGTTGTTGTTTCTTATCAACTTTTTTGTGAATTAAATGAACTCAATTCTTATGGATTGATTGAAGAGCAAGACTTATGGTCTGCGTTCAAAGGTTTGTTTGGTGGTTTCGGTGGAATATTTTCAAGTGGTATTGAGACCTTGGCAGAACCCGTAGTTAGAAAGGTATTAGCGTTTATAGGTTTTGATGAAAATTGGTATTGGACAAGTGTTATTGTGTCCTACTTAACATCAAGACCATCAGAACTAATTAGTTCATTTAGAAGTTGTGAAGCATTTTCTAAATTATTGTCGGAAGCGATAATTGAAGCGTTTGTTATGGAACTACAACAAAGTAGTAAACTCACAAACAACATGGTTGTTGATTTTATAAGAAACTCTGTTGGAAATTCGGCAAAACAATTTACTGACCCATTGAGTAAAGAATTAAGTAAAACAGTATGTAACTTCTTCTCCTCATTGGTTAAAAACATTGGAGGCTTGCAGACAAAACTTGCGTCCTAACGGAATCTTCCGAGGAGACTCGTGTTGATATAAACACAAACAGAAAGGGGTGTTCTAATTGTATCTCGGAAAGAGGGGTTTTTTAACCCCTCTTTTTCGTTTTAACAACCTCGTCAATAATACCATATTCCACGGCTTCCTCGGCAGATAACCAAAAGTCACGAGTAGAGTCTAACTCAACTTGTTCTGCAGTTTTTCCACAGTAAGAACCCAAGAGTTCAAACAAGATTTTGTTGACCTTTTCCCATTCTTGAAAATTAATACGAGCGTCTTGGATGTTACCGCCAGCGCCCCCTGAGGTTTGGTGTAACATTGTTTTAGAGAAACGTAATGATGAACGTTTACCTTTGGTACCAGCACCTAACAAAACAGAACCCATAGACGCTGCCATCCCTGTATTTACAGTTCGGATATCACATTTAATGTAATCCATAACGTCAACAATAGAAAGACCTGACTTTACACTACCACCAGGACTATCGATGTGCATCGTGATGTCCGTGGAATCAACAGAGTCTAAAAACATCAACTGTGCTTGCACTATGGTGGACATGTTGTCATCAACTCCACCCGCAACCCAAAGAATTCGGTCTCTCATCAATCGTGAGAAGATATCAATCTGAGTTGCTCGTAACTCCCTTTCTTCCAAAACATAAGGGGTTAATGATGATTCAATCTGTGATTGATAGTTATGAAGGTTCTGAGAACCTTTACCTAAGTGATTTACCCAATACTTTTCAAATTCTTTACCGTAGTTCATTTTTAACATTTTTAGTTTACAGTACAAATATACTATAAACCAAGTATGTCATCAACTATTTGAGAAGAATTTAATTCGTTCCAAGAACGAGGATGTTCGTATGACCAAAAAGATTTCCAATTACCAAAATAGAGTACTCCTTGAAATCTATCGTCAACAGTTTTCCAATCTGTAGATGATTTAGGTAATCTACCTATTTTATATGTTTTGTAAGGTTCAACACCATCTATGTTGAAAAAGTTAGGTGTTAATTTATTTAGATTATCAAACTTACTTTTAATAATTGGCTTACACCCACTTATTTTTGAATATTGTAAAACTTTGGACATCCAAAATTTGGCTTCGTCCTCATCATTAGTTGTGATTTCAAAATTAACTAATTTACCCCTATCATTGTATCTGTGAGACCATATTAAAGATAAACCAATCTCACTATCATATTTGTAGATTAATATTTCAAAGTCCATGTAAAACTTAATATCAAGTTGAAACATCTTTTTTTGACCGTAGATGTTTTTACTTGTTATGTGATATCCTTGAACAAGTTTACTTATTTGAGACTTTTTTGGATACTCCCTAACCTCTACATAATATAAGTTATCAGGTCCATCAACATTAACCTTGATACCATCGTTAAAATCATAGTAAATTTTTATATCATCTATTTTGGTATACATAATTTCCTATAACTAATTTATCAACAACTTTATTTTTCAAATGATTAAAGGCGTGTGAGGGGTTTTCAATTATTGGTTCTCCGTGAGTATTGAATGATGTATTTAATATCGCGGGAATTGACGATAATTCAAAATATTGTTTCATCAACTGATATATTTTTGGGTTATTCTCACTTGTAATTACCTGTGGTCGTGCGGTTTTATCTGATTTCTGAACCACCGCAGGAATTTTGTCCATCCACTCAGTTTTTGTTGAGTAACATATTGTCATGAACTGAGCGGAATATTTTGATTTGTTGGTTGTAAACAAATCTTCAAAATACTCATCCAAGACCATCGGTGCGAACGGCATTGTGTCGTACCTGTTTAATCTACGATTAAGAACTTTATGGGTCTCTAATTGAGTTGGTCTAACCAATAAACTTCTATTACCTAACGCTCTTGGTCCAAACTCCATACCCCCATCAAACCATCCGATGATTTTTCCTGAATGAATGTCTTTGGCAATTTCATCATAATCTAATCCCGTTCTAATGAAATCAAATTCTCTTGAGAACTCATAAATGGATTCTTCATCATAACTTGGACCAAATGAAAAATTTGTCAATTTCAAAGGTTTTTTTAATTCACCCAATTGATTTGATTTCCAAAGAGCTGCACCTAAAGACAATCCTTCATCACCCATTGGTGGGTATACAAACAATTCGTCTAACCAATCCAATTCATTTAACTTTTGGTTTAGTTTGACATTTGCAAACAATCCACCGGCAACTGCGATTTTGGTGTACTCAGGAAATTTTTTATGAATATCATTAAAGAATTCAATCATTAAATCTTCGGTTAGTTTTTGAAGATTATATGAAATAATTTCTCTTTGTTTTGGTGTTTTCATCAGACCATCATGATACATTGAATCTATGAGGAACTTGGTTTTTTCTGCGGTTGCTGAAGGTGAGAAATTAAAATTCTCATACTTTATAACACTTGATAGTAGATTATGAATCTTTTCATCGTAGTGTCCTTCAGGTGCCATACCCATGAGCTTACCTTCATCCTTACACATTTTCCATTTACCTTGCATGTATTGGTCATAACCCATAATACCTGATGTGACAAATGCCCAAATGTGTGCTAAACTTCCTGATGTTGATTGTTCAAGATTGAATATCTCTAACATCTTACCATCTTCACATAGAAAAATTTTCATTAGGTGTTCATGACCACCACCATCATAAGACAAAGTCAAAACTTTACCGTCCATTCCCGAAGTGAAATAGGCACCGGCACAGTGTGCTGTGTGGTGAGAGATTATTTCATAAGGTTTACCGTTAGAAATAAAACTTGTGTAAGGTTCATGACTTGGGAAAACATCAACACGGTAATCAGAATCTTCAAATTTCAAACCGGTGACTTCTTCAATCTTTGCATGTGACTTTTCAGGTAAACAGTCGTGATTATCACCCGCTTTTAATCGGGTCATTCTCTCCTCTTCAAGACAGTTTATTATTTCACCATCTTTAACTAAAGAGATAGATTGACTATGGTAACCTGTGTAGATTCCGTAGATTGTGCTCATACTATCTATTTTGAACTATAACGTAATTTCCTATAACAAGATAATTTAAATAACAGTTGTGAAGAGCTCTAATGGCATCATGTGGGGTTTCAACAATAGGTTCTCTCGGTCCATTGAAACTTGTATTCAACAATACGGGTACCCCTGTTTTGTTATAGAATGAAGAAATTATTTGATGAAATCTTGGATTATTGTCCTTTGTTACTGATTGATATCTTGCGGATTTATCAATGTGAGTAACGGCAGGAATTCTGTCCCACCATTCAGGTTTAACTTGACTGGTAACCAACATGTGTGGTGAGTAGGTATCTAATTCAAAAATTTCACTTTGATGTTCAAACAATACTGCGGGTGCAAAAGGACGATACCACTCTCTGAATTTAATATCATGATTGATATGGTCTTTCATCCAATGAGGTATTGGAGATGAGATGATTGACCTATTACCAAGAGCTCTTGGACCAATTTCAGAACCACCTTGATACCAACCAATAACTCTATTGTTAACTAATTTATCTGAGATAAATTCAACTAAATCATCAAAATTTGGATAATGGGTTGCTTCACAGTTTGGGAAATCTTCTAATGCTTTTAGGAAATTTTCCTCAGAATATGTTTTACCTAAATAAGGGGAAATCATTTCCGTCTTTTCAATATCCGCAACTTGTTGATATGCATACCATGCACAACCTAATGGGATTCCACTATCATCTGACGGTGGTAAAAAGAAACAACCATCGTAAAGACCTGATTTTAAGATTCGTTCATTTGAATTACAATTTAAAAAAGAACCACCTGCAGTACAAACATTGTTTGATTTTGTTAATTTTTTTGCTAATTCAGATAACATAACAGAAATTCTCTCTTGTTCTCTCTGATAAATTCCCGCAACACAAGCCCTTGAGAAGAAGTCAGATTTCCAAGTCACATTTGGGTAGATTGTATTATTTGGGATGCAAATATCGGTTTGAGTTGAATCAGTCCAATGGGCAAATTTTGGTGCCTCATCCACAATATCTTGATTGGCGTATGATGCCAGTCCCATCAGTTTACCTGCGGGCCAAGTTTGGGTTCTTGGTTCATAAACAAGTTGAACTGAACCTTCAGAATACATGGTACCAACCGAAGTACATTCATTAGTGTTAATATCGGGAGGAGATATAATCCATTTTTTATAGACTTCAGTGTAACCTGACTTGGTTAAATGGTAAAGTGAAATACCTTCAGTCAAGTCTTGTTGTCCACTTAAAACTTTTTCGTATTCTTCAGGATACCAATTTTTTGTTTGATTATCTGAATTCAAAATACTTCCTGATGCATCCGCCACTATGATTGCAGATTCTTCCATTCCTGATGAAAAGAATGTTGAATAAGCGTGAGCCAAGTGGTGTGGAATATGAATCAACTTCTTTCTTGGTAGATTCCAAAACTTTTGAAGTTGTTCATAAGTTGTATCAGTAACTTCAGTTGTACTGTAGACAATCAAATCAACATCATCAAGGGTGTATTTGTATTCATTCAAACAATATAAAATTGAATCCAAGGGAATTACACCACCTTGATATGCACCATCATTTTTTACCCGAGATAATCTTTCTTGAGTAATTGCAATTAGAACCTCACCATCTTTGATAAGTGCAGCTCCTTTGTCGTGACCGACAGAAAAACCTAATACTATCATTCTTGAGTTTCTTGGGTTTCTTGATTTTCTTGGGTTTCTTCTTCGGGTTCGTTAATGTTAACCGAAGTGCCAGCTTCTAAATCACCATCATACTTTTGAATGTGAACAGCGTTGTTAAGTTTGAATACCGCAACTTTATCAGTTTCTTCAGGAAGAACAATTCCCATTTCAGGTAAAATATCAACGATAATACCTTGGCCATTATCCAACATAAGAGAGATTGCCTGTGAGAACACAATAGATGCGTTTAATAAGTCGTTTTGAGTTAGTTCATTATTTTGTGATTCCATAATATTTTTTTTAAAAAGTAAGTTTTTTAGTTAGAAAGAAAAGATTGATTAACAGCATCCCATAGATTATTTAACCCATCGTAGTCGTTAATAAATGTTGGTTGAGTTGGTTTAACTCTTAGTATCATACGAGACTCTTCGGGTGTTTTATTACCCTTCTTTAAATTACATTTTGAACAACAAGTTACCAAGTTGGTCCAAGTGTTACGACCCCCTCTTGAACGAGGTTGAATGTGGTCAATCGTTAAATCACGAGTAGAACCGCAATATCCACACTGGTGTCCATCTCTTTTGAAGATTCTATGACGGTTAACACTAATACCGGAACTACGGTAATTGATATAACGAAGCAAACGGATAATAAGTGGGCGTACGTATGTCTTATACGTTGTAACGATAGGATTCTCATCTTGTTTGATGACTTCAGCTTTTCCTTTATCCACCAATACAAATCCTCTTTGAAGCGATGTAACGTTCAAAGGGGTGTAGTCATAGTTTAATACCAACACTTGTTGCATAACACAAATATAATTCTTTTAATAATAATAAAAAAGGGGTCAAATGACCCCTTAACACTTTTTTCCGTTTATTTTATGCGTTCATGGGTCCGAAATACAGAGTGCTCATCCGATGCACTATAATTTGAAATTAGTGTACCAAGATGATGTAAAAATGTATTCCAATAATTGAACATAATCATAAATATAGTAAAAATTTGTTTGGAACCAAATGATTTTTATAGTATATTTGTATTCTTGTTAAATCAAGATTAACTTTTTATAAACAACAGATACATATTATTACCATGACTAACGAAGAACTTTCAGAATATTACGGTTTCAAGGCCCATGAGTATGGGTTTTTTGAACTTTGGAGAGATGTAACATGTGACTACATGAATAAGAATCCGAAATCGGATAGGTCAGAAGTATATGGTAGATTTTTCATTCAGTTACTTGATGAAAAGAACCAATCTCCCTTAAAAAGGGTGGTTAGTATTTGATTTTCACACAATAATTTTTATCTTTGTATTAACAACGGGAAGTGGCGCAAGTGGTAGCGCACCTGGTTTGGGACCAGGGGGTTGCAGGTTCGAGTCCTGTCTTCCCGACCAATTTTTTTAAACTATGGAAGCAATATTAAAATTTGATTTAAATGAGTTTGATGACCAAGTAGCTCATATGCGTGCAATTAGAGCTCTTGACTTGTGTTTGATGATTAATGATTTTGAGGAGGAATTACGAAAATTGGTCAAATATTCTCCTGATAGTCTTTCAGATGAGAAGTATCAAGGATACGTTGAGGTACGAGACAAATTTTATGAAATATTGAATAGACACTCAATTGACATGGAAAAACTAATTTATTAATATGGTATACGTTATTTTAAAACACATAGACTGGAATGGAGAAAAAAAGACTGTCATTGTAAATGATAGTGAGGGTGAATCCATTGAATTTGAAACTCTTGAGCAAGCAGAAAAGATTAGAGAACTTTTCCAAAACAACACCACTCACTCAAGTGTTTACGAAATCAGAGAAATAGGTCATGGCACATCCACTAGAGCACAGTAAATCTTCAGCCCACAAGTTTGGTGGTAAACCTGAAGACTATGACCACATCCACCAATGGTTGGATGAAACCAAAGGATGGTTTGGCGATTCATTACACAGAATGTTTCGCCACCATTCTGAAGGTATTTTTGAACTTGAAAACAAGTTCGGTAAAAGTTTTGTGAACTCAGACGGTAAAACGGTTTATACTCGTTATGTTGGTGAACAACATGTAAAAGAAGACTGTAATGGGTACATACCATCAGCCAAAGAATGGATAAATGGTCTAAATTTGGAAAAAAAACCAGTTTGGATGGTTAAAACTCTGAAGTTGAGTTTTACCGACTGATATTTATAAACATGATTACACCTGAAGAAAGCAAAGCATTTAAATACTTAAAAAAATATTCGTTGAGTCTTGGAATTGACGAAGTAGAATTCTCATTTGAATATGAGTACAGTCCCGCTACCGATGTTGAGGTTGATTTTTTTACATCAACAAGTGGTAGAGGTTATTATAATGAAAATATACAAGTACCTCAAGCAATTGCCGTTAAAATTTTGGAATTTTACAACCGAGAGCTCAAAGACAAAATTGAAGATGTATGGCAAAATTTTCCTGGTGATGATGAGTTTAGTCAGGGAGGTATGTATTTAAGGTTCAACTTTGGTATTTCAGAAGTATCTGCAACAGTATGGGCAGATTATTATGGCGCTGGCGATGAACAAATTGAAGAATGGGAAGTTGACGGAGATACAAGACTTGCTGAGTGTATTAATGATTTAAAATCAATGGATGATGAAATAATCACGGCAACCTTAGATTTCAGTGGTGGTGGTGATTCAGGGTATATTGAAGATGATATGACAACAAATTTTAGTACAGATAGTGCACCTGAAAGTTGTAAAGATTATATGTATGATAAGTTACCTGGTGGATGGGAAATCAACGAGGGTAGTCAAGGTTCGGGTGTGTTTGATGTTAGTAAAGGTACTTTCACATTGTTTTATACCGAAAACATTGAAGGACAACACACCAATACTTTTTTTGAAGAAACTTTCTAAATCGTTTGGACTCTCAAAAATTTAACATATATTTGTAGTGTAATGCCGATGTGGTGTAAAGGTAGCCACGAGGGACTTAAAATCCCTTGGACAGTAGTGTCCGTGCCGGTTCGAGTCCGGCCATCGGTACAAAATTTTGTGTGATAGCTCAGTTGGTAAGAGCAGGATTCTTATACAATCAAGGTCATGGGTTCAAATCCCATTCACACAACATATACAAAACATCATGGAACTACTCAATACACACCCGATTAAAAAATCAGACTTAGGATTTCACGGAAATTTATTTGGTGGGAAGATGCTTGCGTGGATTGACTCGGCAGCAGCGGGTTACGCAATGCAACTCTGTGATACACCAAGAATGGTGACAATATCAATTGATAAATGTTTTTTTGAGAGACCTGCAAAAGAAGGTTCATTAATTAAAATCTATGGTTTACCTCATAAAGTCGGGACAACATCAATAACAATGTATATGGAGTGTCGGGTTCACAATGTTTATACTGGGGAACAAAAAGTGATATTGAGAACAAATATAAAATTTGTAAGAATTGATGAAGAAGGAAACTCAATTCCCATAAGTGATAGGGCAAAAAACCGTATTGCTAAGATAATTAATGGAGAGATAGATATAACTGACAAAATCATCTAATGAAAAACAAATCCTCAATTTTCTTAATTCTATTCTTAATTTTTTGTTTGGCCATGTGTTTGTATGACTTAAAAGTTGTTTCACAAGAGAATGAAAAGTTGAAAAAAGAAAACAGTGAATTAAAACAAGACATGAATTCCTTGGAAACTAAACTCAATGAATTAGAGAATTTCATTGATGAATCTTATTGGGAATGATTAAATTCACAAAATATTTCTACGCCAATATAATTGCCATAATGGGTGTCATTATCCTTTTGGTTAATAATAATTATCCAATATTATTTGGGTTCATGGGTGGTTGGTTTGTGGGTATCGCCCTTAAATTAGCCCGAGAATATGGTAAAGAAGAAAAATAATTTGACAAGTTAAAAAACTTTTGTATATTTGTGGTATAATTATAAAGACATGAAAACTAATTTTGAACTCATTATGAATTTTGCGTTTGTAGCCATTTGTGATAAGTGGTATCAGCGTAATATTGCTAGTTCGGGTATTCTCATGTAAATTCAACAAGGATTAAAAATCGTGAACCCGAACTCAAAAAGTTCGGGTTTTTTGTTTTAACTTTGTAGAGTTCTTTGACATATTGGTAGCCAAATCGGAAAGGTAGCGCAGTTGGTCAGCACGCGTCGGACTGAAAATCCGAAGATATGGGTTCGATTCCCATCCTTTCCACAATACATAGGCACTTAGCTCAGATGGTTAGAGCACCTGACTGATACTCAGGGGGTCGCAGGTTCAAGTCCTGCATTGCCTACTATATTACCCTCTCGTCTAACGGCAGGACAAGTGGTTTTGGTCCACTTAATTGGAGTTCGAATCTCTGGGGGGTAACAATGGTTTCTTAGTTTAATTGGATAAAACATCTCGCTACGGACGAGAAGATGTGGGAGTTCGAGTCTCTCAGGAATCACAATACATGGGTGTGGTGAAAGGGTATCATACCGGTCTCCAAAACCGTTGTTGGGAGTTCGAATCTCTCCACCCGTGCTAAAAAAATATTTGTGTAATTAAAAAACGTGTTGTATCTTTGAAGTATGAAACAGAAAGAAAAATTGTACAGGAACGCACAAGGTGAATACCTTTACTTGTTTAATTGGACTAGTGGTGGATTCAACGATGTATGGGCTCCTTCAAAAAAAGAGGCATACCGCAGAGTTGTAAATGAGCGTAAAGAATGGGAATCAAAAAACCCGACATACAGTCAACTACGTCCTGACTATAAGTCAATGCGTCGCTGCACTTACTCGCAGTATCAATCCCAAAACAGTTTGGGTTGGAGTATGTGTATGTAAAATAATGGGGGTATCGCATAGTGGCAATTGCGGCTGACTGTAAATCAGCTCCTTAATTGGTTCGGTGGTTCGAGTCCATCTACCCCCACTAAAAAATTTAAAATCATGGGAACTAACTACTACAGGATTCCGAAGTCTAAGGAGATGACGGAACGATACCAAAAATTACACGACCGTGTTGCTCATTTGGATTGGATTAATCCATCTTTGATTGAGCGTAATTTCAGGGACATTGAAGACCCTAAAGATTCTTGGTCTAAGTTAAATCCGTGGGATGAATTCACTTACGAAGCAAATATTCATTTAGGTAAACGAAGTAGTGGTTGGAAGTTTCTATGGAATTGGAATTCCAACAAGTTCTACAAGACCAAGGAAGAGTTGTTCAAGTTTATTCGTGATGGTAGGGTTGTGGATGAATATGGTGAGTTGATGGATACCGAAGAATTCATCAAAATGGCTTTAGAGTGGGGTCAAGAAGAAGGTTGGGACATTGAAAGTTACCACAAGGAAAATCCTGAACGTAACGTTTGGGGTGACCGTAAACACGAGGAGTACATTGAGGGTCTCCGTGTTTCAACTTCAACTGACTTTAGTTAATGGCTTCGTAGCTCAGGGGTAGAGCATCTCTTTCATACGGAGAGGGTCGGTGGTTCAAATCCACCCGAAGCTACAATACAGGTCACTTGAGTAATGATTATCGGTCAAAAACACTTAAAATGAGTCATAAATTAAATAAAATTGAACGATATATGAAAATAAACAGGAAAGACCTGTTATGGTTTCTCCAAAACATCCGTAGGAGAGCCGAGGGTCAAGAACTTACGGATGAGCAGTTGGCGGATAAACTTGCCGGTTATATTGAGACAAACCCTGGTTGTGTTGATATGAATGGTGTTAGCAACCCTGGTAGGTTTAGTTACTCAACTGTTGGTTATGGTATCTTTTCACTTATGGGTGAAAAATACCGAATGGGTAGGATTGAAATCTTTGATAGTGAAGATGAGTCAGGATACGCGGTTAGTGAGGGTATCTACACGATGCCATTTGTAGCGGCAAATCAATTTGAGGATTTCATTGAGTCTTTGGAAACTGATTTACCAATAAACATTGAAATCGGTTCTCATGGATGGTGTGAATCCGAGTGTGCAAAATCTCTTGGTTTTAAAGATTCGGAAGAAATGAGAGACCCTGAAAATGTAAAGGAATATCGGAGAAAGAAAAACGATGTTTATGCTCAAGAAAAGGGTTATAAAGATTGGGATGATTTTATGGTTAATAGTAAGTTCGGATTAAAGAATCAGCTCAACAAAGAAGAAAATACGGCTCAAAAAGAGTGATATTTGAGCCGTAAATTCCCTACCTTTGAGCCGTAATGACCTCGTAGCTCAATTGGTTTAGAGCACCTCACTTTTAATGAGGGGGTTTCGGGTTCAAGTCCCGACGGGGTCACAAAAAAAATCGTAGTACCGCAAGGGAAGAAGGTGAAGTGTACAATCACCACAGGTTAAGCGATATCCTGTAACTTGCCGAAGTGGTGAAATGGTAGACACGCTGGTCTTAGGAACCAGTACTTCACGGTGTGTGGGTTCGAGTCCCACCTTCGGTACAAATTGCACCCTTAGCTCAGCGGGAGAGCACTTGGCTTACATCCAAGGGGTCGGAGGTTCAAATCCTTCAGGGTGCACCAATATTGGACCTTTAGCTCAGTTGGTCAGAGCAGTTGACTCATAATCAATTGGTCGGGGGTTCAAGTCCCTCAAGGTCCACAAAACCCCTTAAACTTTTTTGTGAGTTTTATTAAGAAGTTTTGATTATTTTAAAATCTTTAAAGAACTCAGGATAACTTTCAAAATAACCTTTATATGTCTCTTTTCCATAATCAATATCTTCTGCCATCCAAGACCAATACAAATCGTCATTAACTTTAAAACCAAAGTAGTCGTGTATTTGTTTTTGTAATTCAACAATCTTATCAGAATAATAATGTTGACCTATACAAATTAATCCTGAATTTACGTCTTTAATTATATTAGATTCGTTACCAGGTACAAATCTATTATTTATCCAATTTAATCTTTCGATTAGTTTCTGATAAAACATATTTGCATTTCCCCATCTTGTAGAAACAAAAAAAACGACACAATCTGATTCAAATAATTCTTTTGAAATTTTCCAAAGTTCATCGTCGGGATTGTGTATTGATGCCCAACATCTATGATATCCCGATGGATTTTTTTCTTCGTCTTTGAGTAGTGCTTCTTTTAATCCACATTTATTACCATCTTCTCTCGATACATTGCCCTCACACGGATAAATGTTTAAATCAGGAACATTTATAATCGTTACATTATCTAATTTTTGGGAAATTACTTCGGCTAAAATAGTGGATTTTGGCGTTTGTGTTTCTAATATATCTTTGTATCTGTTTGAGCAAGTCAAAAACAATACTTTATCAAACCCTTTTAAAGTTTCAATCGTGGTTTTAATTTTTTTTAAATTTTCTGACATTATACTCTATAAATATTGTGACGTAATCCATTTTTCTCCCTCCCAGTATTCGGCCCCTGTTATTTCTAATTTGTAGGGAAAATAATTTTCGTATGATTCGTAAATGTATAGAAAATTTTTATCATAAAGTTTCCCATAATTACTGAGTAATAGAATACAGTCTTTACCTAATGAAAATTTATTTAAATTTTGAACCATTGCGGTTTCTAATCCTAATAGTACTTTTTCAAATTCTCTGAATCTAGTATAGGCAACAACTTCATCATTAAACATAACTTTCATAATTTTTAAATCTTCATATTGTGAGTTATTGTTATAATAATTGACTAAATCAAAATTTTTAATTTTAAAATAATTTAGGAAGAATGAATCTACTTCATTTTTTATATTAGAGTATGGAAGAATTTCTATTATTAGTTGAGATAATATTTTTTTTCTTTTATATGATAATACCACATTATCATTATTGATTCTACAACTTTTTGCTTGATACCAATATAATGGTGGTTGAAGGTTTGGAAGAAATCCAAGTTCTAAAAGCTCATCTTCGGTTTCTCCTTCAGGAATTACAAAGGCTTCACAAAAAACTCTATCATTTTTAATATGACCATGTAGATGGTCAAATATTATTTTCATCTTTATATTTAGAATCTAATTTATCATATTCTTCAGACCTTTGTTTGTTGGATTCACCACTCTCTAAATCAGTATGGTCGTAGTTAAATACATCGGTATCGGGTGTAACCCATCTTCCATTTCTTTCTGCAGTCCAAAGGGTTGTATTATATTTTCTATTTATAACAATATCTTCCTTGACAGTAAATGATGGGTCGTGCATAATTAATCTGTTGTTAGGTTGAATTGCAAAATTACCGTTATCCATTTGGATAAAATGTCCGCATTTATGTTGTGACGGAAATTCACTCAACCCAAAATCTGTATCACTCATATCATCTGAACTACCCCAATCTAAAGTAAATAAATATCTACCTGAATATTGGACCCTCCTTCGTGATGTAAATTTACAGGTTTTGTTTTTTAATATCGGAAATGCCGTCACCCCGACGTGATAAGTAAATGAGTCCCAAAGAACGAGTTCGTCTAATTCCTGTTGTGGTGCATCTTCTTTCCAACAAAATGCATGTATTGGCATCCTCCACCATATTCCACCGTCTTCCATCATAAAGTGAAATAATGGTGCTTGAGCTGGTATAGATGACATACCAAATATGTAACATGGGAATTTTTTGTCAAAAGAATCCTCTTGATTCCTTAAGAAGTTTCCTCTAATGAAGGCTTCAACAATTGGGGTAGGTGTATTTAAATAAGACATTTTATAAAACTATTTATACAAAAAATAACAATACTATTTCAAATAGTAAAACTAGTATTTGGAATACAACTGATTTTTAAAATTTGGAAGTTTAAAAAATATTACGTAGATTAGCAGTATGAATTCTCAAGAACTCTTAGACAAACTTGAAAACGAGTCCAACCCGTTAAACATTTTGATAGGTGCTTTGAACCTATTGAAAAATAAAAACGGTTTTGAGCAAGACTTGTTGACACCAGGTTTTATCAAAGAGTGGATGATTTCCGAAATCTTGGGTCATGATTGTCACAAGACAAAACACGGTGCGGATGCTTACTCCAAGGACGGTAAAGAAAAATACGAATACCTATCTTGTAAAGAAGGTGGTAGTTTTCAACTTGACCGAATTCACAAAGATAACCTTCATCGCATTGAGCGTAACAACGCAATTTTCTTCGCCTTATTTGACAAAGAAAATGGCCTTGATTGTAAAACCATTTGGAAATGTGAAACTTCAGTTTTTTTGGACGAGGTAAAAGTTAAGTTGGAAACAATGTCTGAATCATCCAAACACATATCTGTTGGTAAGGGTTGGGTTGAGAAAAATTGTGAAAAAATCTACGAGATAGATTTGGTGAATTGAGAAAATTTATCTAATTTTGTATCAACAAAGAAGGTAATACTTCGGAGTTCTTTGACATGATGGTAAAAATAACGGTCCGTTCGTTTAGCGGCTAGGATGCAGCCCTGTCACGGCTGTGGGGCGGGTTCGATTCCCGCACGGACCGCAAAATACTTATAGAAATGAAAGAGAAACTTTTAAAGTTTTGGAGAGGGTTTGTAAGAGCTTTCTTTGAAACGATAAGTCATCACTAAGGGCTGTTAGTTCAGTTGGCTAGAACACCTGCCTTGCACGCAGGGGGTCGGGAGTTCGAGTCTCCCACGGTCCACTTAGTAAATTAAAATGGTGTGGTAGCTCAGCAGGTAGAGCAGTAGGTTGAAACCCTACGTGCCACGTGGTTCGATTCCCGTTCACACCACCAAAATGGAAAACTCCTTACGGAAGTCCGATTAGCGCGGATGAAAGGAACCTTGACTTCATGGGAGTAATTACCCAACTGAAGCTTGAATGACTCAAGGTACTCTGTAATGGACCCTGCTCTATGGTGCACTCATAACAGGTGATGGGGAACAAACCATCTGTAAAATCTAAACCCACGGTGAGCGTGGAAGGAGGTTTTCATTTTTAAATTGCTAACCCAGCATCACGATGAAGGCTAATACCGTCGGAGTGGGGGTGACGGTCAGGAGAGACTGACAACCATAGTCAGGTGGCGGAATGGTAGACGCAATAGGTGAAAATACCATACAGATGTTCACCCATCTAATGCAATGGTTTACAGGTTCGAATCCTGTCCTGACTACAATTGATAATGGTTTTCCCCATTCAACGGATGTCGACAATCCAGAGTGGAATCGGAATTCACCACCCTCAGCCGAGGCCTCGTAAAACTCAGGAAGCTGTTAAGATTGGGACGAGACGGGTATCCCATCATTATCAAAGATATTGTGTTGTTCCCTTGAGAAAGGAATTGCTTGAGTTGAGGATAAAGGACAAATTTATTTGGGCGACCTACAACACAGAGGATTTCTCATCCTCGAACATAGTCAGGTGGTCTTTGGAGACCTTTGGTAATGTGGAGTGGCCACAAGACATTACACGGCAGGTAAAACAAGGAGTAATTGCCTTGTGTGATTGATAAGGGAGCGGTCCCTTGGAACAGGTTCAATTCCTGTCCTGACTACAAATGGTAGTAAAAAAGTGTAGGTTGATAAGCGTGGAGAGACGTGACACAAGGGTACACACTAAGGATAGGTATTTAATCTTAATTGTATTAATGTAAATCCCAACTCTCTAATGGTGTGTGAAGCTGGGCCCTCTTGAGGTTGCTAAGGCGAGATTCCTGATAAATTCAACTACTACTATTTAAATGGTGGATATAGCTCAGTAGGTAGAGCAACGGATTGTGGTTCCGTGTGCCATGGGTTCGATTCCCATTATTCACCCTAAAGAGGAGTAACTTGTGCAGATGCCTCAGGGATGCTAGCTCCCACTGCACTCCACGGTCCTGTACCCAAGTGGCTTAAGGGGGGAGTCTGCAAAACTCTTATTCAGCAGTTCGAATCTGCTCAGGACCTCATGAAAAACAAAACAGAACTTTCCATTTTTACCATCGGTTTTTTTGCATTTGCAATATTATATTCTCTACTGTTGTCAGGTAAACTGAATTTTGTACCAGGTTACTTTACACCAAATCAAATTGTAATTTCTGATACCATTCTAACACCTATACCAAAACAAGGGTTAGATACCATTGTAGATGTTAACGGTAAGAACGCACTCTTCATTGGTGATTCCCACACCGCAAATCATAATTGGGGTTGGCAAGTAATTGTCTGTAAGAAAACAGGATTAAGAATGAACAATACCGCAGTTATTGGTAAACACCTACCTTGGATGGTTAATGTTGCTAAGACAAGTATTACATCCAATTTTGATTATTGTTTTATCTACGGTGGTGCTAACGATATTCACGGAAACAGAAATCCATATCAAGTTGTTAAGGATGTTCAGAAGATTGTTAACATCTGTAATTCAAAGGGTGTAAAACCTGTGGTATTGACAGGTTTCAATGCTGAAGAATGTGTTAGACCAATCAAAGGTCAGGAGTTCTACCCAAAGGCATATTCAAAATACCAAAGAATTTTAATGGACAGTATAAAAAATGCGACAGTAATTGATACTCGGGTGGTGATTAGAACTGATTGTGGTGATTGGACTTGTCACATGCACCCATCAGGACACAAAAAAGTTGCTGAAAGAGTTATAAAAAGTATGAAACTAAAAACTTATTAAAAGTTTGAGGTTCTAAGTTGATGGTCAATTATTTTATCACTATAATTTACAAAAAACACGTATATGGCAAAATTTAAAGATATTGTTGAGAATTCACCCTTTTGGGCTAAGATGAGATTTGTTGATATCATCAATATGATTGATATTTCTAAAACTAACAAATATAGTGAGATGATTCTGAGAGTGTTGATGAACCATCATATAAATACGAGATATGATAATCACGATATTAAACATTTCAAAGAATCAATTAAAGAAATTTTAAATATTGATACTGAAGGTATGGATGACGTATCTCTTATTATGATACATCAAAAACTTGATATGTTTAACAGACAAGACATTCAAATGATTAAAAATTTTATGTCTTTGAATGAAGCAAAAGTTTTAGGTGGTATTGATGTGTCAACCGTTAAAACTTTTCAAGACATTCACAACTATACAAGTTTGGCTTCTTTGAAATCCATCACAAATGAATTTAGAAAACAAGTTAAAATTGATTATGAAGATTTAGAGTGGTTAATTTTACGACCATTCTCTTTTGAATCATCTTGTAAGTACGGTGCGGGAACAAAATGGTGTACAACATCTGAATCAAATCCTGACCACTTCTTCAGATACACAAAAAACGGTGTCTTGATATACGTTATCAATAAGAAAACAGGTGATAAAGTTGGTTGTTATAAAAATCCTGATGAAGTTGCATCTGAGTTTTATAACATGGAAGATATACGAGTAGATTCGATGGATACTAAACTTCCGTATGAAATTTTGCAAATTGTTAGAGAACTATTTAAAACTGAAAAAGAACCTAACAAATTCATAAATGAAAAAGTATGGGATGAATCTTTTTCACGAAATCATGAATTTCAATTAAAAAATAGAGAGATAAATGTCGCTTTAGCGGAACCAACCCCAGTTCGTGAAATGACCTATGAAACGGAAGAAACGTTATACGAACCTGAATTACCAATGGAGATTTCGGAAGGTGAATATTGGAATGGTCCTATGTCAGCTTAATAAAAAATAAATTTTGATTATTATACTATCTATAGTATATTTGTACAATAATTAATTCCTCGATGGCGCAGTGGTAGCGCAGTAGACTGTTAATCTATTGGTCGTAGGTTCGAATCCTGCTCGGGGAGCCAATTAAAATACAAGGCCCGGTCGTCTATCGGTCAGGACACGTCCCTTTCACGGATGAAAGCGGGGTTCGATTCCCCGTCGGGCTACAATAATCATATCTTCAGGTACCCGTACCGCTAACGTAGGGCTAAGTAAGATACAATTTCGTACTACATTTGTGTAGAAGCGGGAAGTAGAATGCCTGTCTGATGTGATTAATAAAAACTACCAATATGAAACACCGTATCTATCTTGACGACGTAAGAATTCCTAACGATAAGGAATGGATTTTAGTAACCAACTTTGATGAGTTTGTAAACAAAGTTGAAGAACTTGGATTGGAAAATATTGAAGTAATTTCTTTGGACCATGATTTGGGTGATACGGCGATGAAAGAATATTTTGACAACGTATCTCCAAACTACACCTTGGATTATTCAAACATCCAAGAAAAGACAGGTTACGATTGTGCCAAGTGGTTGGTGAATCATTTTTATGATAAGGATGAATCTTGGATTATGTTAAATCGTTCAGATAAGAAACAACATAAGATGCCATTCCCTGTTGTTTACACTCACTCAGCCAACCCAATTGGTTCTGCCAATATTATGGGATACATAAACAACTTTCTCATGAATGAGGGTCAACCTCAGACTTGTGTGAGAGTAACAATTAATCATTCTTATCGTGAGTAAGTGGAACCCAAACGACTGGCAAGGTAGAAGTCGTGACAATGTAGAATTTTCATACAAAATCACGGCTTTTTGCTATATTACAATTTTTATCATCATTTTATTTTTATGAAACGTAAAGACTTAAGAGACATAAATCCGTGGGTTCTTGTTGATACCAAAGATTATTCAATAATTTCTGAAGGACTTTTTTGTGACCTTGTTGGAAAATCGGGACATTTGATGACAAAAGAATATTATTTTCAATTTCTTGATGAAATAACAGAATAAATTCATTATATTTGCTTTATGAAAGTTATATTTTTAGATAACGACGGTGTAATCTGCCTTTCAGAAAATTGGGGTGGAAGAAACAAGAAAAAACGTGAGGGTATTAAGAAAGGTCTAATACCTACTGACGCAATGGCTTATGAATTACCTGTTGAGTACCGTTTTGACAACTTTAACGATAAAGCGATTAAAGTTCTAAACTCTATTTTAGAAGAGACAGGTGCTGAAATTGTTGTATCATCAGATTGGAGATACCACGCTTCATTAGAGGAACTTGGTGAATACTACCTATCACAGGGTATCATAAAAGCACCGATTGCATTTACCTCATCAACTAAAGAGATTGAACCTGAACTGTGGAGAGTATTACGTTTTAGAGCAGACTTGGAACTTGAACGTTCAATTGAAATCTTGGATTGGCTGAATAAACATCCTGAAGTTACCAATTGGGTTGCCATTGATGACTTGGATATGTCAGTTGAATACTTGTCTAAACATTTCGCCCATAAAGACGGTCTTGATGAAAAACCCGGACTTACAAACTTTGTACATACCCCCATGTCAAACGAAGGAATCAAACAATCAGGAATCAAAGAAAAAATTTTAAAACATCTACTATAATGAAAAATATTGGAAACGTAATTTACAGTTTAGCCTTTTTAGGTATTATCGGAATGTGCATATGGATGACACAAAATCCATGGTGGGCACTTTTAATTATTTTAGCACCTAGTCCTATGTGTAATTGTGAAGAGGAGGAGGAAGAGCAATGAGAGGAGTAATTTTTTGTGTGGTGATTAGTTTTTTATCTACAACAAACGATGTCAATGAATATCTTTGTAAAAGTGATAACAATATTAAAGGTCGTGTATTTTCTCAGATTGAATTCAAACCGGGAGATACCATTTGGTTAAACAATTCTAATTCTAATTAAAAATGGCTAAGTATAAATTGTGTGTATTAGGGTGGGGTATGGAAGGATGTGCTCACACTCTAACTAACGAAGAAGTTCAAAAACTTCGTGATTATAAAGATAAAAACTCACATAATGAGTATTCTGAAATGTATTCAGAACTTCCTGAAATTTTGGAAAGTTTTGAACACGGTGATACTAATTGGTGGACGGCATCTCGTCCGTACGTGAACTCCTCATTACGATTTGTTTTAAAAAACGAAAACGATGAAGTAGTGTGGGAAACACCTCACACTGAAACTTTGGATGTTTATGAATTGGATGAGAAATACGGTCTCCCTAAAGATTTTGAAAATTTAATGGAGAGTATTGACGCGTATCCTCACGATGGTCATGAAAACATTCTCTGTGTTATTGAGGATGTTAAAGGTACCCTTAGTAATTACATTATAGAATCTGATGAGGTTCCTGTGGTTGAAGATTTCGGATTTACCACACACTCTTTGGAGTCACCTGTGTTTGATTATGAATATATGGATAAGATGTTCTATAAGAATCAGGAGTTGGAAAAAGACTTTGAAGATGAGTGGATTAACGGAAAATCTTTGGATATCTATGTATTCACTCTTGAGGATGTGAACGATGGTGTCTATGATTTAGACGAGGAGGAATAAGTGTTGGTGGGTTACCCAAGTTGGTGAAGGGGGCAGTTTGCTAAACTGTTAGGGTGTAACAGCCGCGAGGGTTCGAGCCCCTCACCCACCGCATAAAAAAAGGGACATAAGTCCCTTTTTTATTTTAACAACTCTTTGATTCGGTTAATCTCTTCATTCACTCCGTTGGGTGACTGAGTATCGTACTTGTATAGTTGAGTAATATTACCTTGAATTTTCTCTAATTCCCAATCACCTGAATCTTTAGGGTTTTTACTATTTGATTTAACATCTCGTATGGCAACGTATGTGTCACCATTATAAGTAACCATATCATCTTCACTATAATTTTTATTCTCATCCCAAGGTTCAAAATTATCTCTAACCATTTGGGTATAGAATTCTTTTTTAAATGGGTTCAATACAGGTGCGGATGAAACTTTTTTTCCTTTATCATCATAACGATTGGTGAACGGATTCAAAAAATGATTTGCCATTGATAGAGTAAATCCTGCCAAATTTTCTTTTTGTGCTCTGTCAAACGCTCTACCTGTTGCGGTTTGCCTATCTTTAGATTTTCTTTGCGACTTTTCACCATCATCTTTTTTTACTCTATCAGTTATCTCAAAAAAGTATGATATCGGTAATGGTTTACCGTTTGAGTCATAAAAATATATTGTTACAGGGTCTAAGCTGTATCCTAAAATACTGTTTGGCTCAACTTTTTGACCTTCTCTTACTCTTATGTTCTCAATACCACAATAAGTTAAGAAATAACCTTTGAACTTTTTTACAAAATATATTGTTACATAATCTTCACATGAACCATAATTTACATTAACAATTTCACCGTCAACATAAGATACGATATTTTTATTTTCTTTAGAAATACGTTTGGTATATGAAACTGATTCTTCTTGTAAATAAAACTTTTTCTGAAGTTTAGATAATAAATCTACGGCTCCTGATATGTTTTCAGTTCCTTTTGAACCAAAAATATTTGACAATGGATTTTCTTTACTAGGTTCTGTTGTGTTTGGTGTAGTTGTTGTTGATGGTGATGGATTTGTGTTTGAAACGTGTAAATGGTTATAATGATTACCACCCAAATTTGTCTGCCACAAGACTGCCTTTGGATTACCTGATTCAGAGTTTAACTTATAACCCATGGAAACCAAAGCATCTTTTAGTTTGTTTCCTTTATTTCTAAAATTAGAACTTCCTGATTTTTCATCTTTAGCACCACCTGAGTTAATACCATCTATAATGGCAATATCAACTGCAGTTCGGTCTGAATGTCTACTACGAGTCCCACTAATGGTTTTTTCTGAGTGTCCTGACGATGCTGTGGTAATTACAGGTTTAACTCCTGCCATTTTTGCCGCTGCCTCAATATCATCTAATAAAGCTTTGTTAATCTTATCAGTACTGGTTGCATCACCATCAGTAGTAATGATACTATACTCACCATCTTTTACAGAAATTTCTTCTTCTGTAATTTTCATCAATTTTTTTATTGAATTGATTTCTTCGTTAAGTACCGATTTCATATTAATATAAATATACCGAACATTAAACTTGAGCGAGAGACGAGATTCGAACTCGCGACACCGACCTTGGCAAGGTCGTACTCTACCAACTGAGCTACTCTCGCAATAAAAATAGACCCGGGCCCAACAAGCCGTTCAAAGACGGAAGGGCCCTTTTTAAGGTCTACTTAGAGCGGGAGACCAGATTCGAACTGGCGACTTACAGCTTGGAAGGCTGTCGCTCTACCAACTGAGCTACTCCCGCTTATCTAAAGAATACCATGTCTCCGTGAACATTGTCCCACTCACAGACCCACACTTCTTTTTTTTCGTTGTCTTTAATATCATCTCCCAACTCATTAAGAATTGTGAACATAGCGTCCAAGTGGTCTTCAGACATTACATTTTCAGATATTAAAGATTCACCATTCATTTTGAGCCACAGGAGGGACTCGAACCCCCGACCATCTGATTACAAATCAGAAGCTCTACCAACTGAGCTACTGTGGCTTATTGTCATACAAATATACAAATAATAATTATATTATCAAATAAAAAAATTGGTTATGGACCCACTCTCATCAAGAAAAAAGTGATAATTACCTGTTCACCAAACTCTTTATTGGGCCAAACTCCTTTTGATTTAAGTTGAATGTGTTCTAAACCATCATCTTCAATAGAGAAAGTTAAAGTTGGTTTGTGTAATTGTCCACCTTTGGTATACTCATAAGAAAACTGTAAATCACCTGAATAATATGGTGTTGAATTAAATATCCAATACTTGTGAGGACCTATTTCCCAAACATCTCGTCCACCTGATTGAACTCCCTCCAAATTCAACATAACTTGTGAATAATCAAAATGGATAAATAAATCATCAACCATAAAAGTATCAAATGGGTATGGCATTACAGTGTGAACTATGTCCATTGTAAGGTAGTTAGTATCTGATGACATGTTTTGGTCTGCAGACTGTACCCTTACTTTGGATATCACATACTTCCCACTTAAGGTAACTGTCTTTTTTTCTGTGACATACATCTCACAGGATGAAAAGAGAAATACAATTAAAAAGATGTATTTAAATCGGGTAATTAAGTCCAAGACCATAGTAAAATTCTTTAGAAATACGAACCATCAGTGTCAAGTCCAAATTTTTATCCTTATTTGTAAACAATTGAACCAAATTACTTCTAACCCATAGTTCGGGGATAAACTTTGTGTTTATAAATGATGGTGCTTCGGTAAAACATCCACCACCCATTAAGGAAGTACCACGTGTAAGTGATATATCAACACCAAATCGGTTCACGTATGAGTAAGGTGTTGTGTAGGAGTATTGTGCAGGTACGGAAAAGATATACCTACCACCTAAATAAAACCCTGTTTTTTGATTTGGTTTATAAATCCCGATTACGGAATAATCACTTGGAATATAAACAATTGCTGAGGATTGTGATTTAGCCGTCAGACTAATCAGGAATGTTAGTAGAATCAGTATTTGTTTCATATTCTAACTCAATTAAAGAGATTTCGTTGTTTTTCCATTTTTTCCAAGTGTCAAAGTCTCTCAACTTCTCCATCGCTTCTTCAGTCAATAAAACAAACCCTTCAGGTGCAATACCTGAATATCTTGCTTGAAGGATTTGTTCTTTTGTCATTTTGTATCCCCGGCAGGATTCGAACCTGCGACCTACGCATTAGAAGTGCGTTGCTCTATCCAGCTGAGCTACGGAGACATTTTGATACTACAAATATACAACAGAAATTTGAATTACCAAATAATAATTATGGTCTAATCCACTTTTGTTTGTAATTGTAGGTGGAGCTGGCATATTGTGCGTAGTGGTTAACATTTGGATAACCAGTGTTATAGAACCCAAGAGCCAAGTCCCAACGTTTATACATTTTTTTTAATTTTACCAACATTTTACAACTCACGTCAATATTCAGTTTCAAATCCGTTCTCAATTCCTTGGGTGTTAACGTGCGACCGGCATATGAGTGAGACCATCTTGTGATGATTTGCATTGGACCCTGAGCTCCCGCAAAAGATGTTTGATATGGATTGTACTGCCAATGAAAAGGACCCTTGTAACCTGTTTCCAAATACGCAACGTTAAATAAGATGTATTTTGGTATATCGTACTTTTTGGATGCGTTAATCAATAAGTAATACATATGAAGTGATGTTGGAGAACTGTCTTCTTTACCCATTTGGTAAATTTCATGTTCAGACAAATCACGTTCAATATTATAAAGGAAATAACCACACCCGAGAATAAAAATCACGAGTGTGGTAATTATGGTCCTTATGGTGTTTTTAATACTCATGGAGTTACGGGTGCTTTAGGTGCGTCGTGTTGACCCCAAAGATTACGTGCATAAACATTAAAAATTGTTTTACCGATACCTTCTTCTAATACAAAGTAGGTTCCGTCTTTTTTGTTGATGACCATGGCGTTGTTCGCCTCATCAACGGCAATCGTGACTTCATCTCTCATGATGAAATTAGGTTTTCCCATTTTGGGTAGTTCTCTAAGGGTGTTGTAGTAATAACCAAGTGTGAAAAACACCGCCATCCCGACGATAATGAAGAAGTAGTTCATTATTACTTTAATTCCACTTCTTATTTTTTCTAAAAATTCTTTAAATAGTTCCATGTAACAATGTTAGGTTTAAAACTTGGAAATGTCAAACAAAAAAAAATCTTGGGATGTTGTCCCAAGATTTCAGCGGAGGCTTAGGGATTCGAACCCCAGGATGCCTTTCAACATCTTCAGTTTTCAAGACTGACGCATTCGACCGCTCTGCCAAACCTCCGAATATTTTACAAATATATTAATAATTATTCGTTCATCAATAGTTCTCTCTCCAAATAATCACAAACAAAATCTCTACAAATTTGTGGACGAATATCATAAACCATACAACTACGAGTTGCAATGTTATAATTCACACATGGGAGTCTCTTATTTTCCTCATCAACCCTAATTGCCGGATAGTTACCAGCACTTTGCCAAACTTCTTTGTCAGGGAACTTTTTATGACCTTCCTCATAATCGTAAAATACTTCTTTGAATTCAACTGTACGTCCAATTCTTTCTGATAGTCTACCCAAGAATGCTTCGGTGTCTGTGTGAGGACCAATAATCCAATTCCTGTCTTCTAAAGTACAACAACTGGCATCATATCCTTTACGACCCCAACAATTAAAACTACAAATGTTACAATGATTTCCCATATGACTAATATAATAAAAAAAGGGTTCACAAGGAACCCTTTTTAAATTCAATGTTAATTAAAATTACTTTAATTCAGCTTTGACTTCCTCAGAAGAAAACGCTGTGTCTTCTACAGATTCAACTACTGTAGTATCAACAGCTGTGGTGTCAATTCCTACAGAGTCAGTTGATACAGATTCGGTTGAGTTGCTGCAAGAAGCCAACATGGCTACTGCGAGGATAGAGAAAATTACTTTTTTCATGGTTTTTTTTTAAATATTATTTTTTTAAGATTACAATAAATATAATATAAAGTGTCATTTAGACAAGGGGGATAATAAAAAAACCCACCAAAATTTTTGATGGGTTTTCTATGGTGGAGGTGAGGGGAGTCGAACCCCTGTCTTGCTCAGTCTACCCATAAGGGACTACATGCTTAGGTCAGGGTTTGTTTAACCCTCCGAAATATTTGGTTCCAATTTTTCCATCGTCACCAACAACTGTGGGGTGTTCACTTAAATCGGTAGAACACCAAACGGTACCTCCATTTCTTTTTGGGTAGAAACCACACCTTAAAGACTTCTGTTTCTAGGTTATATGTCCATCGACCCAATTGTCACTATAGCTTAGGCTACAGTAACTTCTTCAGTTGCAAGAAGACCTACAGCCTGAAGCTTTGCGAAAGTGTTGCCACTTAAAAATTATCCCCGTGTATTATAGTGATAGAGAACGTCTCACTGCATGCCCCCGATGACTAATACTGCCAATCGATACCAAGGCACCCCCATATTTTCAAAGAACATTAAAATCACTTTCGCCCCCTGTATAGACATAACGTCAGATGCTTAAGGTCAGCCTTAACTATTAAGGGAGCCACCCGTGATTTGTTCTACAAAGATAATAAATAAGTATGAAATACCAAATCGTTAATCTTTGTTCTTATAAGTATTTATATTATATGGCAAAGAAGATAAGGAAGATTCTCTCTACTGGTGCGGGTGAAGTTGTTGAGTATCTGAGTATGAGTAGTGTTTGTGAGGACTATCCGACCTTATGTAAGGGTGGTGAGGATACTGACTTTGTAAAGAAGTCGTTGTCGGGTAATGGATTTTTCATGTTGAAGAATTTGAAATTAAGAGATGATACTGTCTCTGACATTGGTTTTGCTTCTGTTGGTCCTTACGATTATGCTTTTATTTTCTTTGATGACAGGGATTTGTTGTCCGTTAACAACATTTTTAACTATGATATCAGACATTTTGTTGATGGTTTAACAAACAATAGAAAATTTTTTATTAAGGATTTAAGAAGGTTTTTAACCGATACCATATCTGCTAATGCTTTGATGTCAAGGCATTCTGATATTGGTAGAATTTATAGTAAAAATCCTATTGGAGATTCTATAATTTATTTTGACATCGATTTTGACGATTTGGTTGAGACAGAGGCGTTGGGTGAGGGTGACCCTTGGGTTATTAGAGCTGTTTATTCTGACAACGATTATGACCTTGATGAATATGAGGTTGCTAAGGATAATTGGTTAGATGGTGGGTGGTTGAGTAATTTCATATTTCGGGATAATGCAAAGGAAAAGTATTATGAACTTATCAAAAAACTCAAACCCGATTTTAATTTTTCAACTGCCGGTGAGCGGGATTGGTCCGATGTAAATGATATTATGTTTACCTATTTCAGGGAAGAGGTTGATGAAATTTTGAATGAATATGTTAATCTTAGAAATGAGGAGGTTAAATTGGCCACTAAAGATGCTGTGGAAAAAGAAACAAAGGCGGCGTTTGACCCATATGGGATTCGTGTTGATTGGGAAGATGAAACCATATCACTCAAAGCATCCACTTTGTATTCTTTAATGAGAATGGAAAACATCTATGCGTTGGGGGCTAAGGATTCCATACAAAAAATTATCTCGGAAATTTTAATTGATGTCAAATTTGCTGGTTTTGATGAATCAAGATATGAATTTGAAAACATTGAATATTTTGATAGAGACCAAATGACTGAAGTCTCAGTTAAACATTTGGAAAATATGATTGAAAAATTAGACGAGAATATAGAATCTTATACAAAGTTCCACACAATCATGAATAAATTTGGGTTTGATATTGATTCGGTTACAAAACGAGACCTTGGAAACGATATTAAAGTTCAAATATTAGATTTTAATCCAAATAAAAATGTTGTTCGTATGAAAGTTTCTACTCCAAGTCATTATTTAAAGGGACTGAATGTTGATATTAATGATTTTGAAGAATTTCTAAATAACCCAAAAGGTTTTATTTGAGTTGTAATATAATTTAACTATCTTTGTGGAAAGAACTATACCATGTTGAACCCACAAGACAAACAACTCCTTAAAGAAGTATTATCCGTACCAACCAAAACCTTCAAAGAAGGTATGATGGTTGAGTTTATCTGTAACTGGTTACAGAAGAATAACATCCCTCACTATGTTGATGAGATGATGAATGTGTATGCCACAAAACAAACCAGTGAAACTGTTGAATACTTCCCTTGTGTGGTCTCTCACACCGATACGGTTCATAACTTGGATTCAATTAATGTTGTTGAAGAACAACTTCTAAATGCTCAGAACGAGGAAAAACTTTCATTTAAAGCATATAACGACCATGGACAACCAACCGGTATTGGTGGTGACGACAAGTGTGGTGTTTTTGCCTGTATGAAGATGTTACAAGAAACCAATGACATCAAAGCGGCGTTCTTTGTGGCGGAAGAAACGGGTTGTCACGGTTCCATGAAGGCCGATGAGAAATTCTTTTCAAACGTGGGTTATGTGATTGAGTTTGACGCTCCTGAGAATTGGATGGTAACCCAATTTTGTTTTGGACAGGAATTGTTTGAACAAGATTCTGAATTTTTCTCGGTTTGTGATAGTATCTTAACTGAATCTACCAACAACCGTCAACAGTATATGGTACACCCCTACACTGACGTGTGGGCTCTGAGACAAAAGTTTGATTTCATGTGTATCAACTTCTCTATTGGATACTACGATTACCACACTCAAAATGAATATGTGGTTCTTGAGGATGTGTTTACCGGAATTGAAATGGGAAAACAAATGGTGGAACGTTTGGGTAATAATCTTCATTACATGAAACGTAAAAAGCCAAACTACAAAAGTTTTATCTGGGGATAAACTTTAGTTCGTTTATAGTTGGTTGTAGTAAAAATCTACCTTCTAAGTCACTTAAAATCCTATCAAATATAAGGTCTTTTACTTCCTGTTCTATTTCCCAACCAATTTCGTCATCATCAATTATTTCTGATATCCATTCTGTGGTTGGTCTTTCATTGAACAGTAAATCCACAGTTCCATTATCAACTATATTGACATTTATAGCAACATCTTTAAAAGGGTTATCTGAATTCTGAGTACGTTCTATTGTATGACCAATATCTACGGTAAAGTTAAAATCATACCCACCATCTCTTTCCCCATCGCCAACATGATAGAATTTGTATTTGAAAAATTCTTTGGCTTTTTCAATTAGTTTGTCATAACCCCCAACGTAATCCAAAAACTCTTTACCAATCTCAGGGGTAATACCTTGTAACCCAAATGACCATAGAAAATCATCATCTATATTAGCGCCATATTTGTCCCAATATTTGACGTATGGTGACTTTTTGGATTCATTTATTTTTTGTGGTGTATTATCGTGTCCGCACTGATGACACATATAAAGGTCATCACCACCTTCTTCAATTTTCCATGCCCATCCACAATCATCACAAACAATTCTATCACCCACAATAGATTCGGTTAATCTAAGGGTGTATTGTTTTAAAACTGAACGAATGATTTCTTTCATTACATATAAATACAAAAAGGGGGACATTTCGTCCCCCTTTTTTTACTTACCGAGTTTTACCTCTTCATTGTCCACTACAAGCTTGTATTTCTTACCTTCTTTAATCTTGTTGGTTAGAACAAGTTCAGAGATGTAATCCTCAATCTTGTCTTGGATTGCTCGTTTTAGAGGACGAGCTCCGTAGATTTCATCGTATCCAATCTTGGAGATATAATCCACCAAGGTTTGGTCGTAGGTGAAGGTGTATTTGAGTTCACCCAAACGGTTCACCAGTTTCTTCAACTCCAATTCAACAATCTTGTCAATGTTTTCTTTGGTAAGGGTTGAGAATACGATGGTATCATCAATACGGTTTAGGAATTCAGGAGAGAAGAAGTTTTTCAATTCCTTCATCAGGATTTGACGTTTTGCTTCTTCATTGGAGTACTTGTTTGAAGAGAATCCAATACCTGTTCCGAAGTCCGAGAGTTTCTTCGCTCCCAAGTTGGTGGTCATAATAATCAAGGTGTTCTTGAAGTTAATTTTACGACCGAGAGAATCGGTTGCGTGACCATCATCAAGGATTTGAAGAAGAATTGAGAAGATGTCTTTGTGAGCTTTTTCAACCTCATCAAAAAGGATTACTGAATAAGGTTTGTTTTTGACTTGTTCGGTCAACTGACCACCTTCTTCATAACCCACATATCCTGGAGGAGCTCCCACCAAACGAGATACGGTATGTTTCTCTTGGTATTCGCTCATATCCACACGGATAAGGGCATCTTCTGAACCAAACATCTCTTTTGCGATTTGTTTGGCCAAGTGTGTTTTACCAACACCTGTGGAACCTAAAAAGATAAACGAACCTATGGGACGATTTGGGTCTTTGATTCCGATACGATTACGACGGATTGACTTAACAATCTTTTCAACCGCCTCATCCTGACCAATCACTTTGGATTTAAGAGTTCCATCCATACTAACAAGTGCGTTGGTATCATCGATGGTCATCTTGCTCACAGGGATTTTTGTCATCGTGGAAACAACATTATAAACCTGTTCTTCTGTGATGGGTACACGATTGAGCGATGACTCTTCTTCAAACCTTTTTTTCTCAGTGTCCAACTTAACAAGAATCTTTCGTTCTTTGTCTCGTAGTTCTGCTGCTTGTTCGTAGTTCTGACGTTTCACAACGTCCATTTTCTGTAGTTTGATGTCAGCCGCTTTGCGTTTAAGTTCTTCAATCTCTTCGGGGACTTTTTGTTCGGTTTGGGAGCGAGCACCTACTTCGTCCAAGATATCAAACGCCTTATCGGGAAACTCACGGTCGGTAATGTAACGGTCAGCAAGTTTAACACAAAGCTCAATCACTTCAGGTGAGTAAGAAACCTTATGGTAAGCTTCATACTTCTCCTTTACGTTGGTGAGGATTTGAATGGTTTCAGATACAGTTGATGGGTCAACCATAACTTTTTGGAATCTACGCTCAAGAGCTCCGTCTTTCTCAAAACTCTTTCGGTATTCATCCAAGGTGGTTGCTCCAATACATTGAATCTCACCACGAGCAAGAGCCGGTTTGAAAATGTTTGAACCATCAAGTGAACCTGAAGAATTTCCTGACCCAATCAAAGTGTGAATCTCATCAATGAAGATGATAATGTTTGGGTTTGCAGAGAGTTCCTCCAAAATTACTTTCAAACGTTCTTCAAACTGACCACGGTATTTGGTACCTGCAACCACAGCCGTCAAATCCAACGTAACAATTCGTTTATCCAAAAGGTTCTTTGGACAATCACCGTTAACAATCTTCATTGCAAGACCTTCAACAATTGCAGTTTTACCACAACCAGGCTCCCCCAAGATAATTGGGTTGTTCTTCTTCCTACGTGATAACACTTGAGCAATTCGTAGAATTTCGTTCTCACGACCAATTACAGGGTCAAGTTTACCTTGCTCTGCAAGTTTGTTAAGGTCACGGGAAAAGTTGTCCAAAACAGGAGTTCCTGAATCTGAACCTTTCTTTCGGTTTACCACTTTGTCATCATCATCCATAGTATCGTTCATAGTTTTCTTTTTTACAAAGGTAATGTCAAATAACGTACAAATCCAAAGATATTGACAAATTGTCAGTATTATTTTTTTTACCTGTCATTTTGTCAGTTTTGGTGGATTGGCACATACATTGACTATTGTCCCACAAAGATAAACTATTATATTTATAGAAAAAAATGATGAAGAAAAATTTTTTTGGAGGATTTGATAATTGGGACGACATAAGCGAGATGCTTAACCAATTATTCGGTGGTGACATCCGTAACCAAGTTAACTCAGGTGTTGACGAAAACGGAGAATGGGTAAAGAAAACAGTTTCAAGCCCCGATGGAACATTTAAATCAACCGTTTATTATAGAAGCGGATTTGGTGGAGGTGCTTCCCATAAACCAGTTGGTGGGAATAACTACAACCTTAAAGAACTCAAACGTGAATTGGAATATGCTGTAGAACAACAAGAGTTTGAAAAAGCAGTTGAGATTCGTGACCGAATTAAAATGATTGAACAAAACAAAGGTAAAGTAGAAGAACTCCAAACTAAGATGAAGGAGGCGATTGAAAAACAAGATTTTGAATCGGCGATACAAATACGAGACGAAATCAACAAACTAAATAAATAAAAATAGAACCCTCAACTAAGTTGGGGGTTTTATATTTATAATCATGGACGAGAAGATTATTTCAAACTATTTGGCTAATTCCAAAAATATGGAAGATGTTATAAATGCGTACAGAAACATCAGGTTTGAATTAAAAAGATTGGGACATACTGAAGAGAGTGCTAAAACGGTTATTAACATAACACCTATTTTAGGATTAAATAAAAGCGCATTTGATTATTATTTAAATCTATTGAAAGAAGAATTGTCAGAATTATTTAATTTGGATGAAAAAATGATACTATTTTATGTGAGACAAGTATTAAATAAAATTGATAGTATAATCCCTCTTAACGATGGCAATTAAAAAAGAAGAAATTAAAGGAACTAAGATTCTAAATGAAATTGAATCTGCAAACATAACCAAGTCAGAATATGACACTGAGTCTAAAGAAATGATTGTTGAATTCAAAAATGGTGTAAGGTATATCTATAATGGCGTACCACATAACGTATACACAAAATTTAGATTGGCGGAATCACAAGGTAAGTTCTTTACCGCAGAGATTTCAAAAAAATTCAAATACGCTAAACTCGGTTAAGAGCGTATTTATTGAGGATGGACCAAATTAACAACATTCTTGCTAGTTTTAATCAACAGGATGAATTAAATCCAAAAGTTTGGACAAACCCTGAAGAACCTAAGGATTCTAAAATGAAACCTAAGGTAAAAAACGCGTTGTTAAAAATTGCTGATAAGTTTTCAGAAAATTTATCGGACGATTTAAAAGTTGAAGATATTATTTTGACGGGGTCTTTGGCAAATTATAACTGGTCAAATTATTCTGACTTTGATTTACACCTTGTAATTGATTTCAAACAGTTTGGAAAACAGGCGGAATTATACAAAGAACTATTCAGTCTAAAAAAACAACTATTCAATCAAAACCACGATATTAAAATATTCGGGTATGAGGTTGAGTTGTATGCCCAAGATTCTGATGAGTCTCATTTTTCAACAGGTGTTTATTCGGTAAAAAATGATGAATGGATTACCGCACCATCCAAAGAAAAATCACAAATAGATAAAGAAGTTTTTAAAACTAAAATTAATTCTTGGAAAGAAAAAATTGAGAATTTAATTAAAAATATTAAAAAGGATGGTATAAAATCTTCCGAAAAACAAATTGATTCCCTAAAAGAAAAATTAAAGGATTATAGAAAATCCGGATTAGAAAAAGAAGGTGAATACTCTTACGAAAATCTTGTCTTCAAATATTTGAGAAGGTCAAAACTCATTGAAAAGTTATACAATACGATTGTAAAACAAACCGACAAAGAACTTTCAGTTGAAACAAGAAAGATTGAATAATACTATTAGAACTATATTTACAGAAATAATTGGTTCTTAATGTATATTTATTAAGAAAAAAATAGATGGCTTTAAATATTATATTCACAGAAGTTGGTGGAGATGTAGTTGTTACAATGAACGGTTCCGTTAATTTGGCCGGTTTAACCTTAAACGGTTCTGAAACTACTACTATTCCTGGTGTATATGGTGGAGATACGATACGATTTGCGCCAACATCAACCACTGTAGATAGATATGAATACATCAACGGATTTGCAACAGGTAAATTTGGCGGTAATGCAACTAATCAATTTACAGGTTCATTCACAACCACCGATTATATTGCAT